GCGTAACCTTAAGATTGCGCGAACAACCATCAGAGACATAAAACGTGGTCACTACGTTTTAATCCCGATCATCCACAAAGGTCATGCTGTTGTACTAGCCAAGTTAATTGATGATTTATATGGGGAGAAAGTCGCGTTTATCTTCACAGGTGACATCCCGAAAAATCGCAGACAAGCCGCACGAGATGCGATGAAAACCGATAAGAGCATTAAGGTGGTGATTGCCATGCGGTCGATGCTCACAGGGGTTAATGTGCCAATGTGGAGTGCTATTTATACGGTAGCCCCTATTAATAATACACCCAATTATGTACAAGAGATTCAGCGTGTATGTACACCAGTGGAAGGAAAACGTACTCCCATTATCCGATACTTTCACGACCCCTCTGTATCTTGGCTCTATGGTTGCCTAAAGACATGCAGTAAGACGCTTATGACCGATGATTATACACAACACAAGAGTTTTAAAGCCATTGCGCCTAGAAGCCAATCCCAAGGTAATCAACCTGACGAAATGGGGTTTAGTTTCAGTCAGTCACCCGCATCCAAACGGCGTACATTCTAGGTAATTAGGGTGAATAAAACATTATTTGTTATCCATTCACTCCTTAGTAACATCCCACCGACGACAGGCTATCACCAGAAGTTAACCCTTTTGGCGGATGGATTAAGTGTGGAATTTACCAAGGCCACGGGAAACAGTTGCCCTATAAGTATTACTTTTCGTCAAGATGTAAACAAAGGGGGATCTGTAATTATAGAAGCGCACACGCTGCCAACCCTAGTGTTATTGGCAGGTGAACAACCCCCCACAGGTTGTCCAAAAACCGGAGGTCTAGTACACCAACAGATTGTATACCACTACGACGATAAACCTACGTTGAACAATGCACCCCACTGGATAGAGGTAGAAGTATGAGATTGAAACTGGATATGACAGAGACCGAGCGTAAGCTATTGTTGTTGGATGGACTCCCAGGCTACATGCTGAAAGCTCACCCGTTTTACTTGGAGGATCTGGTAGTCGGTTACGTTAGCGCATCGGAAACATTTAAGCCGCTCCCTCTGAAGCGGGATCAAATGCTGTCCGAGTACAACCACTGCTACGACGAACCACTCCACAACCCCTACACCCTCTGTATCAGCAGCGAGGTCAACGATAGCCGCGCTAAATTAGCTGCTGCAACCCTCATGCTCAAAGCCCACAGAGATGGCGCTAAATGCGTTTGGCACAACATTTATGGGGGATATAAAGATGATATGCGGGATAACCCTAAGAGTCATACCCGTGTAAAGTTCTTGGTATTGTCGAACGTACCTACGGATGCTACACCTAATAAAATGGAGAAATTGCGGGACATATTAGAGATGTACTCCAATATCCCCCGCATCGTAGTAACTACGGGACAAGAGCCTATCCAGTTCTTCCAAAGATTAGGACTCCCCATTAATTATGCGCTACGCATTATGTCAACACGATCAAAAAGGGTTATGTCTTGAAACTGTTTAATGTGAAGTTGGAAGCGCAGGCTATACGGACGGTATGCGCTTCCAGAAATAAGATGGGTAAAGCCCGATTACTATCTGGTTTATCCACAGCGTTTTTCTATGATGACAGTATGCTTGCCGCGTTCAAACGCATTAAGCGTAGTGTCCGCCGTAACGCAGAGATTCCAACATGGGATGACCTTTGTACTGACAGTCACCTAGCAGAGGAAGCAAGAGCCGACCTTGAGGATTACACCCACACAAAACCCTTAAAGAATGATCGGCACATATCCCGATGTTACGACAGCCTGAATGAATATAGAAAAGCACGGACGCTTTTCTTTGAGAGTGAGGCCGCGATTAAAGCTCTGAGTCAACCGGATATTGACATTGATGAAATTATCGAGAGCATGGCGGACAAGCTGGTAAGCGCACAAACCAGCGGACTAGAAGAGCATAAGGTACTAACAACAGGTGGCGAGAACAGTAACAGTAGGGGGTTGTTAGAAAAGCTTTTATCCAATGATAGGGGCGAGGTGATACCCACAGGGTTTGCTGCCTTCGATCACCGTAATGGTGGTTTCACCCCTTCAAGCCTTGTGGTGATTGCTGCAACCACAGGCGGTGGTAAAAGTGCAATGGCAAACCAACTGGCAATTAATATGTCATTGGCCGGTAAATCCATTGTTAACGTACCCTTGGAAATGTCAGAACGTGAATGTATGGCCAGAACCGTATCTAACGTGGCGCAGATTAATACCAAAAAATACCTGTACACCGAGTTAACAAAACGTGAGGTGAAAGCCTCCCGTAAAGCATGGTATAAGTTTGAGGCTGATGTTACCGAAGCCGGTGGCGTTCACCGCATCTTTGAACCACAAGACGATCTAACCATAGAAGAACTTCTCACATTACTCAGACCTTATAACGACGATGTGATTATCATTGATTACGTTGGACTTCTTAAAGGTGTTGACGGGGATGATAGCTGGTTACAATTAGGTAAGGCCGCTAGGTATGCTAAAGTTTGGGCTAAGAACAATAACAAGCTGGTTATCCTGCTAGCCCAGTTATCGGATGAGGGTGCTATCCGGTATGCCCGATCCATTAAGGAACATGCGAATAACCTTTGGAGTTGGGTATACACCGATGAAAACAGAGAAACCGGCATCATTGACATTATCCCTCAAAAGTCCCGTAACCAAGAAATGTTTGATTTCCAACTAGCTGTTGACTTCTCCACCATGCGGATTTATGACGTTACCGAACAAGAGCAAGAACACTTAGACAGAGTGAAACAGGAAAGCCGACGATCTGAGACGGGGCGTAAAAAACACCGTAAGCTCAAGGAAGCTGGTGATGATATAGATAAGTATCTGGATGACAAAAGTGGATAAGGGGGAGGCGTTAGCTGCCAAGCTACTAAAGCCCACTCACCATGTCCAGAGCAGGGTTAAGGGTGCAAACCCTATGATTCTCATGCGTCGTCATAACCCGCTATTGTTAGTGGACTATAAGATCGACCCTGAGACCTTACCTAACCCTGTAGAAAGCCCTGAGAGCTTGCCTTTGCTACCAGAGCAAGACCTCCAATTAAAACTTGGTAGCATTTACGACCGCACCCAAGACATAAAGGGTATTTTATGGGATGTCTTAGTTCCTCAGTTGCAGGGGCTGGATATTGCTATGGAAGAGGTAAAACACGAATCCCAAGATTTAGGAGATGTAAACCTCTCTATTATAAAGAAGCCATTAACCGACTTATTAGTGGCACATACACTCAGGTTAAGTGTTGAGCAACTTGGGCTACAGGTGACACCCGAACAGCTCAACGAGATACTACTAGAGAGGTTACACAAAGGTAAACATGCTGAAACTCCAAGAATTATTGACCCTTGAAAGTGATTTGGATCAACTAGAAGAGGGTGAGCGTGATGCACAAAACCAATGGGATAACGCTCAACTAAACCTGACCGATGTATTAAACAATGCTTTGGATACGGACGGCGCACCGAAGGATCTGGATTTCGACGATTCCCATATCACAGAATTCCCTAATTTCTTTAAGTTCGCCATGTCCAAAGAAGGTATGAACCAGGCCCCTTTTGCCCGTCAATTAGTAGTGGCTACTCACTTATTAGGTGAATGGTGTCCCAGATGCAGCAACCCTAAATTTGCTGATATTAACAACGTACCTGTTAACTATCCTGCCGAAGACTTCCCTTCAAAAGTCACATTTTTAGAAAATGGCGTATGTCCTAAGTGTTCGGCTACCCGTAGTGAAATGTACCTCACGGAAGAGCTTAATGTGTATGAAGAGCTTGACGGCTGTGCGGGTCAGCGGTGTGTTGTCGGCGATACTCTGGTAGCCATACCCGACCAAGGTTTGCTGTCCATATCCGCTTACGCTCAAGGTAAGGACGTGGGGTTCACACCCATGAACCTAAAAGTTAAGGGTAAGAAGGTAGCGGTGGCCACCCAGTTTTTTAAATCAGGTCTGGACATCATCTACACGTTGGAGACCCCTTATGGACGATTACAGGGTACAGGGGATCACCCTGTATACACTTACAATGGCTATAAAAAATTAAGGGATATAACCCGCGCCGATGAAATACTGCATTATTTAGATACCCGTGTTTTCGGCCACCAGCGTAGAAAACAAGAGTTTAATCCCGCATCAAAAAGTGTACCGCCATCGGTTCTTATCGGAACCGAGAAGGTACAAACGGACTACCTGTGCAAAGCCTTATCCACAGGCACTGAGAGTTGGGGCTGCATTACTCTAAGGCTACCCACGGCTAAGGTATGCCGAGACTTCCAAAGTTTGGCCTTCAACAATGGCATAGCCTTAAAGTATGTGAAAAAATGGGGTATCTCCGGTGCAAAACACCTACTCACTTTAGAGGGTGAACACTACTGGAAGTACGCCAACTCTTGTATTCACGCAACTACCTTATTACCCAATGCCGCAACCTCTGCCATTGGGGTTATACCACTGAACATACTGAACGATTGTATCCAACTAATAACTAAATATGCCCCTTTAGTGTGTACCAAGTACATAACCAGTGGATACAGTAAACATAAGTTGTCTTCTATATTGGCCAATTTAACTACGGATCTAGGCGACTTAGATAATTTGGATAAGGTGAGGGCTTATTTAAAAGGTGATTACGTTTTGTCTCGTGGTACTGTTAGAAAGGGTAATTTACGGGATGCTCAACCTACCTATGATTTCCACATACCTGTAGAACACTGCTTTATAACCAATGGTATGTTGTCGCATAACAGTGGTAAGAGCGCACTGTTAGGTGGGCTACTGTTGCCCTATATAACGCACAAGTGGTTAATGGTTAATAAGCCGGTCGAGACGCTTGGGCTTATGTCCTCTAGCTTGTTGGTAGGGTCGTTTATCGGCTTAACCTACGCCAAGGCCGTAGAGCTTTTATTCCAACCTTTCCATACTGCATTATCTGATAGCCCGTGGTTCCAGACGTACCATAAAATGCTGGATGACTATGAGGAAAAAACGGGTAAGAGTTTGTATAAGGTCAAAGACACGTTTATCCACTACTATCACAAGAACATTAAGCTGGAACCTAACGGGCCTAATAAACGGACGTTGCGCGGAGCTACCCGCATCTTTGCAGCAATTGATGAATTAGGTTGGTTTCCTCATGGTGAGGATAACGACTCCAAAGAGAGGGCATCTGCCAATGAAGTGTATGTTGCCATTGACCGGAGCCTTAAGACGGTCAGGGGCGCAGCATTAACCTTGCTTGAATCTGGTAACGATAACATTATGATGGGATTAGGGCTTAATATAAGCAGCCCATCGAGTTATATGGATAAGATAATGACCCTTATCCGTACCCACGAAGGATCACGGGAGGTCTATACCTACCATCTACCTACTTGGGAGATGAACCCACATTTACCCCGCAAAGCCTTCGTAAAGGAGTACAGAGATAACCCAATAAAAGCAGAGCGTGACTTCGGTGCTAATCCTCCGATGTCTGAGAACCCTTGGGTGAATGACATTGACCATATAAAAACGCTCATGCGGGGTCGGTTCCACGTCAAGTATCGGTATAAACGGCATGAGTCCAGATCTGGACAACCTCAGCGATACGCAGCCGTAACCAAGACAAAGACACCTAAGCGCAGTCGAACTACCGTACTTTCTATTGATGCGGGTTACAGTAACAACAGTTTCAGTTTGGCCATTACGCGGCCTACGGATATAGGAGCCGAGGTGTTAGCCGTTGCAGAGGTTGCACCCCTTAAAGGTGGTAACGTACTCAATTACACCTACCTAGCTCAACAGCTCATATATCCTATGATAGAAGCGTTTAACGTGCAGGTTGTGTTAGCTGATCGCTGGCAGTCCATAAAAATATTGTCGGATATTGAGGGTGAGTTTGGGATCATCACCGATACCCACAGCCTACGTCCTAGCGACTTCTCGCATATCTACGACCACCTAACCGATGATACGGATAACTATATTAAGCTACCCAAACCTGAGATGTCCTTTACCGAGTTTGATAACCTTAGTATGGACGGTTATCCCCATTGTTTTAAGTATCGACCGGCGGCTCACCTACTCCACCAGTTTATGACCGCAACCTTAGACAGCAGAGGTTCTGTTATGAAAGGTGAGGGTTACACAGATGATGTATTACGCGCGGCTTGTCTGGGTCTACACGTTTGTCTTACACCTGACTTGCTGTACCAGTACGGTATGACCGAGGAAGAAGTGGAGATGGAAGAGGTGTGCGTAGGGAGTGGTACAGCATCTAGCTCACCTGATTTTTCTTTTGCTACGCTAACCGCTGGCACCGACGACAACAATTCCAATTTTAGTAAGTAGTTATTTAAGAGGATTTAATTATGACGAAACATATAATGCCTGTACGGGTTAAACAAGAGATCCGTACAGAAGAGACTTCGGCGCTGGCCTCTAACCTACTATGCCCTGTGTGCAATACACCTATGACAGCCGCCACCAGCAAAGGGATAAAGGTTAGAATATGCCATAAGCATAATCTGGTACTACCGGAGGTTTCCGAGTGAAACGCATCCACCGTAGTGCATCTGGCCGCCTTAAGGTGGTTGCTTCGATGGGGGGAATATCCCAAGGAGGCAACGGCGGTAACGTGGTGCAGAGTACCAGCAGCCTACTAGGGGCAGATCTTAAAAGCAGTTTACTTGATGGTATCCTAGAAGTTAAGGATGCTCACCAACTGCAAGCGGTCTACCGTGATATTTATATGCACGACCCTATATGCGGTTCAGCCGTTGATTTAAAGGCTAACTTACCTTGGTCAGACTTTACGTTGACCGGTGCATCTGATGAAGTTCTTGATGTATTCAATAAGAACTTGCAGAGTCTTAATGTGAGGTCTCTGCACAGTGAGTTATCGGTTGACCGTATGGTGACAGGTGCGTTTACGGCCACCCTTATTTTCGATGCACCTACTAAGTCCTTTAAAGATCTGATAACCCATGATTATGCGGATATTGAGATTCAGCAAGTGCCGCTGTACAGCCAAGATCCCATTATCCGGCTTAACGTACCCAAACACTTAAAAGACTTTGCGAACGATAAATCCGATGAGGCTCAACGTATCCAGAACAAGATACCACCAGCCATCTTGGATACGTTCCGCACAGCACGTCAGGTTGACCTAGAACCTGCCAGCACCTTATATTTGCCTCGCAACACCCTATCCACTATAAGCGGCGGTGTGTCGTACTATCGCCGTGTGCTGCATATTTACCTACTGGAACGTCTCTTGTATCGAGGTACGTTAACAGAGGCTACACGACGACAACGCTCTACCCTACAAATAACAGCAGGGGACGAAGAGTGGTCGCCAACGAAAGATGACTATCGAAATTTAGTTGGTTTGTTCCAACGTGCGGAACAAGATCCCATTAGTTCGATAATCGCTACTCACCGGTCGGTACAGGCTCAAGAGATACGACCTGCCGGTGACTTCTGGAAGTGGACAGACATTAGTGACCAATTAGGTGCAATGAAGCTCATTGCATTGGGTATAAACGATGCCTTTTTAAGTGGTGATGCATCCTATAACACTATGGAAAGTGCCATGTCTGTTTTCGTGGAGGATATGAAGGCAGAGCGTGACACCATTACACAGCAGCTCTACTACAATAAGATATTCCCACTGATTGCCGCATTAAATGGTTTTGCAAAAGAGTCTAAAGAGGCAACCGCTTACCTACAGGTTAATGGCACGGCTTTGAATGACACGGGTGAGTGGGTTATCCCTCAAATAGACTGGCACAAGAAACTCCAACCCGATGCGAACACCGACTATATGGCGGTACTGGATACCCTAACGGAAAAAGGTGTACCCATTAGTCTCAGGATGTGGGCAGCCGCAGGAAACCTTGATATAGATAACCTAGTGGCGGGTGTTGAAGCTGATTCTAAACTCAGAGACCAGATAAAAGAGTTTGGGGGTGGTTCAGGTGAGGATGAAGAGTTCGCCAGCGCAAACATTATAACCAGAGACTATGGTACAGCCTCTGAGCTGTACACACGCACGAAAACAGGTAAAAAGAAACACGTTATGAATCAGAGGTCAGCCAATGCTAAGCAAAACGAACAAATTGCTAAGGCACTACGCGCTATCTCTGATCCCGAAACCCATAAAACAGCCCTTAAAAGGAATAAGTAATGCACCCTAAATTAGTTGCGTATGTTGAGACTCAGCTTACGAGAATTAACAAATCTAGTTTATCCCACCAAGAAAAAGCACAGGAGTTTGTTAGTGTAGTGGCGAATGTGAACAAGGTTAAAGAGTTAGGTGGTTCCGATCTCAGAAAAGAATATCGTAAATTTTTTATGACATTGCTTAAAAAATATGGTGTGGCTTCACCTGCTGAATTGACGGATAAACAAACAGAGAAGTTCTTTACCGAGGTGGAGAATAAGTGGGTGGAAGGTCGGGGTATCCGACAATGAGTGAGCTATTGATCGACCCCATAGACCTGCATAAACAGTTTAAACGCAAGACAATGGAAACGGCTAACAACCACCTGGATGATCCACTAGGGGGTAGCTCCATTGATTTAAGTTGGTTGTCGTTCGCAGCCAAGGAGTACAACCTAAGCCCTGATATTAAAGATTATGTCATGGTTCCGGTTATCATCGCACCTGCCAACATACCTAACCGTAACGGCTTAGGTTTTCTTGCCGAGAACTTAGCCGCTTTTTCACCTGAACATGGTATGCAATATTATAAAACATGGAAAGGTAAACCCACGTTCTATGAACACGAAAATAAAAACGTGGTTAAAGCAAATGGGATCATACTGGATAGCATGTTGAAAAAAGCAAATGGGGGCTACTGGAAGGTCGTTAACTACCTAGCTTTTGACCGGTCTAAGTACACTGCTTTGATTCAGCGCGTCCTAAACAAAGATGTAACCACCTATAGCATGGGAGCCTATGTAACAGGTGGTTACGCATGTAGCGTGTGTGGAAGGCAAGTGGGTAACTGTACCCATATTAAAGAAGGTCAGGCCATTACCTTAAACAAGGGTGGTTCGCGCACCCCTGAATTGGGATTTCGCCTAGGTCTCAATCCTGTTGGTTTTGAAACCTCCATAGTTGAAACTCCGGCATGGACTATTGCGGACAATTCGGCCATCAATTACTTTTAACCGTTCAGTCAATAGTGGTATGGATTCATCCACCTTGTCCTGCAAAACAGGTATGATGCTTTTGTTTTGCAGGCGTATTTTATAATACTGGGTGTACAGAGCTTCAAGACGTTCAGACACTGCTACTGGCTACCCGCCCCAAAAGGGAATGTGTGGTATACCCAACCTCGATCTTTAAGCTGTTTCTCGCATTGAGCTACACTGAAGCCTTTACTGTTACCCTTAATCATTAACATAATGTTATGGCGCTTTAGCACATCCATAAACACCACTTCGGATAAGTGTGGGTCAGGCTGTTGTTTATCCAGACGTTTCAAGTATTTCTTGCCAAGAACAATCAGTGCGCCTTTCATCTTTTCCAGAATCAAGTCTTGTTCCTGCTCGGAGTTTACCAAGAACACGTTAATGTATTTTTTCTTAGTAAACTCAGTGATTGCGGTATCCAGTAAGCCTAGTCCAGACATTACGCGAACCCTAACGTCGAACACTTCACGGTCGGGGTCAGAACACAAACCCTCAAGGGTGATAACACCTGTATCTAAAGCATCAGTAACGGCCTTGTCACGTTTTTCTACTAGGGTATCTGCAAGCAGCACCCTACTACTATCGGCTACCGTACAGCTTTCAGGTTCAGTGGGGTTGTGCATACTACTTATCCTCTAGTTTAACGGGTGTGGTCATTACCTGACGTTCTGTGGGGGAGGCATCGGGTTTAGAGAAGCCCATCAGGTTCAGTTCATTTATTACATAATCCACACGGGAACCCAAGGGCAGCTCAGGTGGTATTGTCACCACTTTATGCCCAAGGTATGCCATAACCTCGGCATATTGCGCTTTAAGGTGTTGGATGTAATCTGCATCCTCACTTCCCTTACCACAGGTGTAACCCGTGTTGAGTAAGGGGCTTCGCGGTATGTGAATAAGTACGTTGAAGGTGGTTAATGAGCGTAGGCACTTCTGCATATACTCTTGGATACGACTGTCTTGGATACCCGTACACTCCGCGTGTGCCAACGTATACGCCAGAAAATCCACGCCTGTTCGATCCATCACATATCGGTGTTGTTGGGAGCGTGGTTGTAAATGAGCGATTAATATATCTCTCTGAATCTGTAGAACTTTGGCAAAGTCTGGAAGCACCGCAGCATCCACCGAATGTTTGGAGAATACCTTCTCCGCATTGCTAGGGTAATAAGGTAGGTCGTACCGTTCACCTAACTCTTTGGCAAGCCATGTCTTACCCGTGCGATGCACACCAAAAATACCAATACGTTTAATCTTTGTCATAGCGTTGTTTCCAAGTGCTTTATTAAATAGGTCAGATCATAAGGTGTTACGTCTGTACCTTTACACAGTTCGTCGTATCCTGTCCGTGTCGCCAAAGCTTCTCTGAATATACCAATGGCTTGTTTGCCTTTTTTACTGTCCAACCACTTAAGAGTAGCTGCTAAAACCTGTTCATCTACGCCAAAGAGTAAAAGTTCGGCTTCTAGGTTTTTAACACTTTTTGAATCCACTAACCAATTAACATAGGTGTTTATAACCAGCGGCTTGTATGCGGAACTCTTAAAGGTGCGGGTTATCCGTAGCAAGTGGTTGGTCAGTGTATCATCCGTGCTGGACATTAAATATTCGGACAGACTCCGATTAAACATGGGTTCAATGTGTGTAGCCTGAGCTATCTGATCGAATAAAGTAGAACCCCACATTGTTTTGCATATCCAGTGTGCGGGGTCGCTAGTGTCAATGTCCCCACAGGGGATGTCTGCCACCATAAGATCGGTTACACTTGCCCACACTAGCACAGCGGCATCGGGTTTAAAGAACGGTAGATAAGCCTCTAACAAAGGCAGATCTGGTGCTAATACCAGATCATACGGTATCAATTCCTTACCCGTGGTTTTGTCAAGGATACCTACGATACCTGACCCTTTGGATAAGGTATCTTGCACCGTGTTCATAGATGTGTTGGCCAAGCCCAGTATTTTCATACAGCCACCAACGTAGTCTCTTTACCTTGTTTAACCGCCATGTATCTATGGTCTCCGAAATCCACCTCATTAGGTGTTATAAATACGATCTTAGGTACGATGGTAAGCAAACTAGGTAAGAACTCAGTTAGCAATAAGTCGCGTGTAACCTGATCTAAGCCTGCTTCAAATTCGTCCAACACGATTAAGTCGGATCTACACTCCGAAGGTATCAGAGGTAAGATAGCAATCAACCACAGCAGGGTAAATATTCGAGATTCTGCACCTGATAAAAATCGAACATCTGACTCTCTGCCGTCCGCACGTTTTACCAGTATCTCAAAGTTGTTTATCCCCACATTAATTGAGAAGGTTAATTTCTCCGATGATAACCGGTGTGCATGAAGGTTCATGGTTTCAACAATCTTGTTTGACAGGCTTTGCATAACCATCAGCTTCAACCCCTTACTACCGTAAGCGGATTCCACCACACTGAAAAGGTCTAGGTTTTCTAGGTCTTTTGTCAAATCCTGTAAGGTGGCCTCTGTTTTCTGTGCCAGTGGAGCCACCTGTTCATATTGAATAAGTTGGGAGGTTACAGCATCCAACTTATTTTGTGCAGCCACTTGTTGCTCTTCGAGCGCCACTTTAATCTTGGTTAGTGCTTCTGTGCTGGAACCCGTACCCTCCAAGTCTAAGGTCGCCAAGGTGGCGCAGGCTTGGGCATAACCTTTTTGGGCAGCATACTCTTTTTCATTCTGCTTGGTGAATACCACAGCATCTGGTTTAACCACTGGCTCAGGTGTGCGTAAATCTAAACCGTAACATCTGGGTTTAAGCGGCTTCTCCACGGGCTTTAGCTTATCCTCTGGTTTCCGCACCTTATCTTTTTTCAGATCTAGGTACTCTTCGTACAGCAACCACTCTGTATTTACTTTGGCCAACACCTTTAATTTTTTTAGGTACTTTGTGTGTTTTTCTTGGTTTTGTACCGCATCAATTTTCTGCCCACACTCTGTACATTTGTCTGTGTCCAGCACCAGCGCACCTATCTTAGATCTTAGGGTGTATAAGGCTTCCGTGGGTTTGGCTTCTTTCGGCTTCTTCACACGGTTTAAAGTAGGTTGGTTTAGATGCAGTTCCCACTCTTTGTTGTTCCGTATGTAATCCCCGTTTAACTGTCCGTAGTCTTCGAGGTCTTGTTCCCATCGGCTAACCTCTTTCGCCTGAGCTTTAATCAGATTTTTACCACTTAAACCCGATGCTTTAACCCTTGTCAGGTACGCGGCTTTTTTCCCTAGGTAGCCCTCGTAAACAGTTAAGTCCTGTGCGTATATCATTAACCGCTCTCTTTTAGCTGCTAACCTGACATATTTATTTTTGTTGAAACACGTTGCGGCTTCACGCAAGTCACTTGTTTTGTCGTATGCCTTCTGCTCTCCTATATCATGTTCCACTTTGCGTAATTCACGGGATACCTTGCGTAACCGCTTCTTAGCCTCTTTCACGGCGGTGGCCAGCTCTTCACCATTCAAGGTAAGTGACCACTCAAGCGGTTCCAAGGTAGTCTGTAACACTTCCACCTGAGCCTTCTTCTTAGTCAATTCTTTCAGCTCCGACCCGAAGTAGCGTTTAACCTTATCGAAGTCGTATAAACGAAACAGATCAGTGAAGTAATTAATACGATTAGCCGATGTCCCCGTTTGCATCACGTTAGGTCTGCGGCTGTCCACATAGACGGTACTGAAAAATTCCTCTTCGTTTAGTGGGAGCAATTCTTTAACAAGCTGTTCAGCAATCACAGATGTTCGCGGTTCCAGATCTTCCCCATTTTTAATGAGTGTCCATTTAGGTGTACCTGAACCCGTTTTGTGCTTCGTGATATTCCAGTGATTGTCACCCACAGAGAGATCCCAATTAATCTTGGCATCCTTATCTGAAAACAGACTGTGTTTATTAACCTTCTTGCCCATAGGATCACCAAAGGCTAAGTGAGGTAGAGCGGTGAGTAACAAACTCTTACCTGCACCATTACGCCGTGCATCCTGTGACCCTGAATTTTTATTGTGACCACCAATAACGGTTAGACCTTGTTCAAATTTCAGGTTGGCTTTTTTATAATAGATGATGTTGGTCAGATCCACTTCATGGAAACGTATCATGCGTTCAACCTCACCATAAGAACCATATCAGGGTTTGCAGGGAATGCCATCAACTCTGCCAGCACATCAAGCAACCGTCCTTGCACCTTGTTAATGGTTTTTACTTTGGGCATCCCCTGAATATCCAACATGCGAACCAACCCCTTATTCAATGGGCTAGGCCATACACTGCGATGCTTACCCACGGTCTGATTGATTAACAGGTACTGGTTAGCGTACAGCAGCTTGTGGGCGAGTGTGACGGCGTTACCCGCGTCAAGTACACCCTTAACAACCCTTTCCGGTTCTTTAGCGTACACGCCGTCCAGAACGGTCAATGCCGCTTTGTCCAGCTCCACGTCTTCGGATGTCAAGGATTGGTCGTTAATGAAGTCTTGCAGATCTGACCCCTTCAACCCTTTGGAAGCCACCGCGTTTGCCATAGACTCTAATAGTTGTAGAGCATCCCGTACATGGCCGCCGCTCACCTCTGCAATAGACTTGGCGGACTTAGACTTCAACCATGTTAAGCCTTCTTGTTTTGCCACCCATTTAATACGGCGCACAATGTCTTTCTGTTCAGGTAGTCCTAAGAACAACTGAGTGCAGCGACCCATCACAGCCTTAAAGTTAGGGATTTTTTGAGGGTCAGTGGTAGCTAAGATCCACAGTGTATTTTCAGGTGGCTCTTCAAGGGGTTTCAATAAGCTGTTGGCAGCCGGTGAGGATAAACGATGACACTCATCAAGGTGGATAACCCGCACCTTTCGCCGTGGTTTAAATCGGGCAGAGCGTACTAGCGCACGAATGTCATCAATACCACCTGAGTCACTGGCATTCACTTCTTTGTAGTCTTGGGATAAGCCTTGATCGAATTCCGTGCAGGACTCACACTTGCCGCAAGAATCACCTGTCTCACAATTAAGATAGCGTGCGACCATACGGCTTAACGTGGTTTTACCCACACCGGATGGCCCCGTAAGCATCAAAGCGTTAGGCAGTACCTTATCCGCATTAGCTAACATGCCGCGTAGCGTGTCGATAACTTGGGTTTGACCCACCACTGCTTCCAGTGTTTTTGGTCGGTATTTAAGCGCGTAAGTGTCAGCCATTTTTTAATCTTCCTTTAGTGCTTTTTGAATGTGTGATACTGCTAAGTCATACTTGTGACCTAAACCTTTTTCTTCTAGTAACTCTTGCAATCCGTCTGTTACCTCATACTCGATGTTGTCAGGTATAAGCAGGCGTTCTAGCTGCGCCTTATCCTTGATAGGTCGGCATTCTACTACCCGTGGATTGTCCAGTAAGAAATTAGCTGGTAGTTCGTCAGTGTAGAAAATCCGGTATCGAGTGTTTGGATTATCATCTAACACAGGTGATTCACCTTTATTTACAGTGAGGGTGACTAAGGAGAATTGAGGTGTGTGCTTCACCGGACGTATCTTAGGCTCTGGTAGGCTGGGATCAACTACCACATGGACAAAACCCTTGTTCACAGTCTCACCGAAAGAGGTTTGGTATAGAGTACCGGCGTATCGAGTGTTCCCTGTTTTGTGTGGTGTGTGTAAGTGACCCATAACCCAATGGTTATCGTCTGTCTGCTCATACCCACTGGCCAGCGTCATTCCATTGTCAGCTAAGGATCCAGGACGCTCTACGTGGCCAAAACAAACCGTGCCTTTGCTCAGGGGTGTGTGATTAGGCCAAGCGTGAAATTCAACCGCGCCCAAGGCTAATACGTCTGTGATAACCGTGACGTTATCCCATACATTTTTGGCCAACCATTCGATCTTACTCAGGCTGTGAACCGTTTTCTGTTCCTTATCGTGGTTGCCCAATATCAAATAGAAGTTCTGGTTTTTCTGGTATTTGTTCAACAGATTAATAAGAGCCAACTCTATGTGATCTGGTAGGCTAGGCTTATCCGATATGTCACCCAACAACACCACGTTTTTAATCTTACGCTTGAGTGCCCAATCACAGGCACGGGACAGTTCCACAAGCTGTAGTTTGTATGCGTCTTCATAGAGGTTTTCTAAGCGGGGTTTACCTAGATGTAGATCACCAATGGCCACACACTCAAAAGGTTCAGCAGGCATGGCGATGCCCCTTATGTGTCGGGGTATAGAAACCTTCTAGCTGTAGTGGCACAGGGCTTGTAACGGTTAAGGCATTATCCTTAACGTACACAGTCAGCCCTTTTAGCGGGTTACTTGGTGCAAACACATTGGTTAATTTGGGATCGTTTAAAAAGTAGGTACCGATAAGAGGCACTTTGTTAACAAGCTCGTCATACTCTTGGGCAGTCCATATTTTGAACACGGCGGAGAAGGGGCCTGGATAATAGTACGTTAGCGTATGCTCTGCCCATGTAATGTTTAGCTGATGCCAACCGATGCGCGGTGTATCTGAAACAATGCGGTTGATACCTGCCTCCTCATCATAAATAAAGCGGAACCCCTCTTGCTTTGTCTCCTTATGTAGGATGGCATATAACTCATCCAGCTCTGTCCCAGCAGATACACAATCGGTCAAGAACGCGGCGGTGTCTTCATCTGATATTAGTCTAGTGTATTGGTAACTCATGGCAAATAAACTCCAGATAAGGGTGCGGTGTATTCTAGGAAGGTGTCGTGTTCCACATAGGCAAAGCCTTGTGCTTGAACCCAACCTAGATAGCGTGTGGTATCTTTTACATACACGGTCAAGTCTGCATCCATTGATATTAAAATGTCACCTGCAAAGTCTGGCATGAGAAATGGCATTAAATCTTTGGGTGCGCTACCTAACGTAGTGTCTGCACCAGAGACCGCAACATCAGGCGACCATGCAGTCTTAAACCATGTCGGGGTGGTGTAGGTGGTTAACCTGTCTTGGATATAGGCTTCTATCGCGCGACCTCTGGTTACAGAGTAGGAAACCCCACCGGAACTTAGAATGTCAGCCTCCGGATCTAAATCTGAAACCATGAGCAGTGCGCGTAGATATTGACCCTCGGACGTACCTAGAACAGTGGTATCACCTCGCAGTAGATAACGTAAAGCTCTGGGTACTTTACCCGTGGCCAGCAACACCCCACCCAACTCTTTATAACCTAAAACAGTGGGATTACCAGCTAATATATCATTTTTAAAGATATAAATGGCGGCGGCTATCCCCTGTTTAGGTGTCACCAGCACGTTAATATTAAGTGCTAATTGGTCGGCTAACGTAGCGCCATCAGTTACACAAGTTGCGGGTAATAGACTAGGATCGGGTGCGTATAGTGGATCACTGGCTAGGTTGGCTAAAGCAGCTTGCCAAGCGGTTACTGTAGGCACGAAACCTACGAATAGGACGTGCGTAGCGGCTCTGAGAGGTGTATGGTCGTCTGGCATATCCGTAGCGGGGTGAAATTGTGTAGTGCCTGAGCTGAATACAGAGGCCGCACTGATACTAAATACATCGGGTTTATAATAAACAATATTCATGTCTTCAAAGCCTTAATAATTTGTTTGGTTCTTCGTGAATTTGCACGGGATATACCACCTCGCCACGCTAGCCTCACGATGAGAGCTTTCTTGTCCAAAGGGTTCATCACCTTAGACTTAGGGCGTACTTTAACCTTGGCGTAACCCTTGTCTTCAAGTACAACAACTCCGATGCCTGATTGCCCTTTTATCTTTTTTCGTATATCTGCTTCATGTTTGTCCCATAAGTCTTGGGGTAGGCCAAAATAAAAAGTATTACAGTGTGGTAAGTAATCAACCCACTTGGCATCGTTTTTAAAATCTGGCCATGATTGCTTAACCTCGACCATCTTAATATCTGTGGACGTATTAAGTGCGACTACATCACATCGACGTTTACCCCATGCCGTCACCCCGACTTCCAGATATACTGAGTAGCCTTGGCGAAGTAACCAACCGGCCATAGCCTTATTTAATAAGTTTGTGCGTTCTTTGCCTGTCATTTAAAGTAAGAGGGTTAGTGTTTAACCCTCTTCTCCTAGTTGTTAGTCTGTGCCTGTGCTGTCTTCTTTTACAGGCTCTCGGTGCTCAGCAACAACCAATAACAGTGCGTCCCGATCCGCACGTTTAAGCTTGGTTTTCTTCATCAACGTATGTTCTTCGGCATATTCTCTAAGCTGTGCGTCTGTCCATTCTTCGATGTCTTCGGGCAGCTCTTGATCCAGCTTGTGTAAGGTGGTGAAGTATTTATCAATCCCAACACCTGAGCGCAATTGCTTAAAGCAGCGTTCACGGATAAGCGGGTTTTTCTTAAGACCTTTGGCTTTACAAAAATCTTTAAGCTCTTCGCCTTCCAATAAAATGAGGCGTTTAAAATCCAACCACGTTAAACCTGTGATGGACAGTCGGCCAAGCTGAATATCAATCTTTCGGCCTATGCTACCCGTTGCCTGACCCGTAGACTTAAGGTACTGCCAAGCGTCATACACTGGGCAGAATCCATGCCCTTTACCCGTGGGATCAGATTGCCATATACGATACCAACCCTCTAAGTGGGGTACACCAAACTTGTTCTTAGTGGGACGCATACAGATATAACGGTACTGATCCTCACCCTTACCATTGTGTAACACGCTGTCTTCAAGTTCCAGTTGTCCTGAACCGTGAGGTACAGAGCGAGGTGTTTGCTGCATACGGGCATCGGAGTAGAACTTAAGTGCGTGTCCACCTGGCTCGTAGAACTTAGGCCCCGACCCTGTTAGGTTAATACTGTCGCGTAACTGGTTAACCCCTACCAATGTACAATGTTTGCGTTTTAACTGACCTTTGATCTTGGGTACATGCTTACTGTGACCTCGTGCATCTGTACCGATGGCGTTAGAACCATCATCGGTATCATCCACCTCTGATACAAGAGCAGGGTAACTGTCAACGATGATTAGCGCTTGCGCGGTACCACCATCCAGAGATTTAATGGCGATCTTGCCGTAACGCTTACCTACCTTGGTATCACCTTGCCCTTTAAAGCGGCTTATGTTTTCCTTGGTGTTATCGAACAAGAGCCACCATTCACCTTCGGTGTATATTTTATCGGGTAGCCGTCGGAGCATGGCGGCTATGCTCTTCCATACGGTTTCTAAGCCATTCTCAGGGCTGTAGTGGATACGAGGTTCGATAACCCAATCTCCGGTCTTAGGGTGGCGCACACCAAATACCTTTTTAATGTCTAGGCTACCTGTTGCTTGGGTTGAGGTTGCATGGGCAATGGCTTCGATGTAGTCGGGACTGGTAGCGCCCTCTGGGTCAAAGTATGCGAGTATCGGCACACCACTATGAAACATGGCGGTCATGGCCGTCATCATGTGCGTAGACTTAGCACTCTGCTCTAGCCCAAAAAAGGTGTACCAGCCACTAGGATAGACGCCGCCATTAAGCAGTAGATCGGTGGTCAGTAACCCTGTAGATACGGCGGTGGATCGACGCGCCTCAATATCGGTTGTAGCACCGGCCAACTTAAACTTCTTCTGTACTTGCTCAACGGTACGCGCAGAGTCCAGCAACTTCATCACCGCATAAACATCAGGTTTTTTCGTATCTGTCATAATATTTCTCCAATAAAAAAGGTGGGACAAAAGCCCACCTTTTTTATTTAGGTAACAAGGGTTAACTACGCAGCATCATCGTCTTCTTCGAGAAGGTCGATCAGGTCATCATCGTCCATCTTTTTCGCCGCTTTTTTCTTGGCCAGCTTACGCTCTACCACCAGCGCGATCAGATCGTCGGTGTCCATGTCGTCGTAGTCTTCGTCGTCTTCGTCGTCTTCATCGTCATCATCGTCATCATCGTCATCATCGTCATCATCGTCATCATCGTCATCATCGTCTTCATCGTCCATGATTTCTTCGATGGCATCTTCTAGCTCCTCCTCGTCAATGTCATCATCTGAGAGCAATTCGATAAGATCAGCCCGTTGCATTTTAGCCAGTTTTTTACCCTTAACTAACTCAAGCTCTTCCGCGACACTGCGTAGTTCATCGTCTGACAAATCAGCTAACAACTCAGGCTCTTTTTTAGCCTTCTTCGGCTTCTTGGAACCTTTGGCCTTTTTACCACCTAGATTAGCTAAGGCTTCTGCCAGTTCAGCCGCGTCAATACCGTTGTCTACTAATGCTTGTGCTAAGTTTTTCATTTTGAAGCCTCTTTTTTTGCCATACGTTTTTTACGTCTCAATCGACGCGCTTTTCGACGTGCTGCTGCATCGTCTTCGGTGTCCTCTTTTTTAGACTTTTTTCTGTCTTTGTCTTTCCGGTTTCGCTTTGATTTTTTGTCTGTTTTCTTTTTCTTTACCTTTTTCTCAAGTTTGGCATAGTCATCTTCGTCATCATCTTCATCTGAATCAATGTCAGGTTCCAGACCAGATTTAGACTCAAGGGCAGCCGCTTCTTTTCTCGCCATTTCCAATGTTTCAGGCACTTGTAACTCTGAAATATCCCACGTTAGAAACTTTTGCTCTTCGTCATTAAGTGGGCTTGCATCCCCTTTGTTAACGCTGTACTTAGCAGGCTTCGCCGCTTTATCCAGTGATAAAAACACATCACAACCCAGCGCATCGTCCGTAATGTCACACGCCTGCATCTTACCTTTGACCTTGTGCTTGTTTAAGGCACGAAGCTTACCCAGCTCGTTGGCTACGGATGTAGGGATCGAGATAACGCGCACAGGTGTCCAACCACCGCCTTTTGTGGCTATACCACTCTTACGCTCGTCCTTCGAGTGCTTTACCTTACGTGGTTGCATGTCCTGCAAATCACGGATAATCGCATTAACGTAATATCGCTTGGAACAAGTACGTTTATTCTCAATCTTGACATACGGATCTTCCAAAGTGTCGTCGAAAGTATCGGTATCCGGATCATAGGATAAGCTGCATTTAGGAATATTGAACACACCTTTATCCGTCTTAATTTCGATCCAGTGAGTCGCATAGCTCCACACGTCACCAACCAAACGTACTTGAGTGTAGTCGCTAACAAGGTCAAAAATATCAACGATGTCTTGAGGTTTTTTTGCTTTCTGTGAGGTCTCAGTATTAAGGCCGCCAAACCCTGTACCACCTGTGCGTTTACGCGCCATCAAAATCTCCTAATCCCAGTGATTGTATTGCGTAGCCGTTGGGGTCTACCAGCCGCGCAAGTTCTAATATTCGTTTATACTGTTGCTGTTTGTTTACAGTATCCAGTGTGTTGCTACCTGACTCCCAATTAACTAGGCATTCGTCAGATTGTCCCAGCACATTTACACCAGCCGTACTAGGCGCATCCAGAGCCTTACCTAATATGTGGTTCCCTTCGATCCTCATCTTCTTAACCCAAAGATCAAGGTACGATTTAAACGTGCCACTATCTACGTTGAACAACACAATTGCTTTCTCAAAAGCCAACCAGTAGTTCTGCTCTAAGTCAGCCTGTGAATAGTTCAGGTGTCTAACCGTTGCATCGAAAGAAGCCACCTTATCCAGATACACTTTGTAAGATAGATAAAGCTGGTACTTAACGTCTGCAACGGCGGCCAGCACCGAAGTCAATTCACGGTGTACAGAAGACTTGGTGAAGGGTTGCCGGAGGTAGTGATCGTTGTCTACTACGCGGTTGCTACCCAAAGTGTTACCGTCTGTTGTTACACGGGTTTTATTTACAGTATCGCTTAACAGCATGGTTATAACGTGACGGTTAAGTTTAAGGCTCAGTATGTTGGGTAGGGTGGGTTCTATAATAGTGGCGGCTAATCTAGGCATTAAATCAGCGCATTTAAAGGTTAGGCTTAACTTTCTTTTCTTATGTAGCTGCTGATAGTTAAGTAATTGCGCTAGGTAGCTCGGTACAAGGTCGGTGGTGTTCACAGCTATTTCAAGCCCAAGGTGCAGGCCATCGTCTATTGCTTGAAACCATTGCTGTGAACTCATCATCGTCTTTATACTCGGTTCTTGATAACTTGGATTAAGATCGTGTCTAAGTGTTTGCACACAATAGGCACGGCGCGGGGGTTGGTAACATGGGGGAACAAACCGTTGGATCTCTTTATCTCAGCGGCTCCATAACGCCAGAGCGCATGTTCACAATAGTAGGTGAAGAACTCACAGTCACAATCCAGCCGTACTTTAGCTCGTCTGTTCGAAGCTTTACGGCCACTTAACAGGGTTATTGTCTGGAGGTGCTTTCGGGGTTTAGCACCTAACTCGTTGGTTCTGGTCTTTATCGCATAGGTTTTACGTCCCAGTTTGTCCGTGTCGTACTTTACCCGACCTGTCACAGTAACGTAACCACTATTGAACCTAACGTAACCTGGCGTTAGTTTAATCATCTGTCTTAGGGTTAGACCCTCGTCTGATACCTTGCGTCTCATGTTATCTATCCTATGGTTTTAATTGGTTTAAGTGTTGTGTTATTTCTTTGGTCTTAAAACATTTCGAGGCCAGTGGGCAGCCACCGAAGGGGTGGAACGCTTTAACTCTTTTTTCGTAGTCCTTTGCGTTTACACAGACTCTACGCTTTATTGCTAAGGTAATGTCATTTGCTTTGTATGCGCGTTTTGCCGCATTGAACTTATGTAGGTTTATGTGGGCTATCTGCCGACCAAACTTAATCGCGTGTTCTGCATCCCAGTGAAACTCCCTGCTTCTAAACGGGTTGTCCCTTGATATGAAGAGAAGGCTGCACCCCATTATTTTTAGACCATACTTCTCCATAAAGTGTTTGCCAAACAGCTTGTGCAGTAGGTAGGTATAAACCATGAGTTGTAGGGGGTAAGCGGGGTTGTGTTTGGAGTAAGTCGGGTAGGCTAACTTATTGGCGGTGCTGGTCTTATAATCGCCTACAAGGATACCATCATCGGTTATTAGAATAATGTCAATGTGACCCTTGAAGCCTAGATATTCTACTGTCACCTCTTCATATTTACCTTGCCCACCACAACCAGGGCAAGTTGAATCGTCGGTGTGTTGCCACTTAACGGGTTTGTCGTGGTTATTACAGATCCAATCACCCCAAGGTCGATGGCCTGAGATACCCACCCACTCTTCGAGTACGGCGTGAACCGTTGTACCTACTTCGGTGAAGAAAGAGCCGGAAAAGCCCCAGGCTCCTTGTATGTTGCGGTCTTTGACCCACATATCATTGAGTAGGGTTATAGGGCATACAGGGAGCATACTAGGGCGTAGGTACACGTCCCTAGGAGGATCTAAGCGGGTTTTATCTAGGAGGGTTTTATACATGGCGGTTAAGCCAGTTGATCGTTGTTTTGCGGTTGCTGCCAGTTGGTTAAAGGTAAGCATAGTAGTGATTCCAGTAGGTACTGGCTTACCTTTACATTTAGACGTTACCCAACTCCTTGTTTAATAGGGCTTCAATATAGCGGCTGATATTGGCGTTCTCTTGTTTGAGCTGTGCAATCAGTGCAGGGGGTAAGGTCAGCGTTACTGATTTACGTTGCAGGTGGCTAGGTACAGGTTTACGGCCTACTTTTTTCGGGGTCTTAATCTTCATTGGTTTATCCTCTTAGGTCAGGGTGTTGGTTAAAACACCCTTTATAGGGTTACAAGTTATCTTAGGTTGTTAAACCGTGGTGCATTTACACCCAAGATAACGGCGTGAATGTGAATCTCACCATTGGAGGCGTTTGTCATCAGACCTTCGGGGTACGTCTGAGCCAAGCGTTCAACCTTAGATCCAAGCAGCTTTTTACATAAGGCGGATACTGTATCGAGCTGCTTCATATCAAACGTGGGGCTACCATAACCCATGAAGCTTAGCGAGTTACCTTGTATAAAATTACGCTCCTCGTAAGTCCATTCTTCAGTGTACGCTTTCTTTAGGTCGTTACCTTCAACGTGTAAGGCGTGAGAGCTACCATAGCCGGTAGCCACGGTTTCCTTTTTAGCGTTTAACGCGGCTTTCATCACGTCAACGGTTACGGAGAAAGGTTCTTGTTCTGATCCACCTTCGATCTCTTGTGTTACGCGGATCAAGCACCAATCTGTTTTTACCCAATACTCGTTTTCTTTGGGTATGATGTGAATCCGTGCATCGCCCCAGAGGGTAGGTTTCAGAGAGGCCAAAGCGTACAAGGTTTTCGTGTCGAGTTTCATAACTGTGATTCCTGTTGATTAAAAGTTGCCATACCAAATTACGGGGTGCAAAAGCTCAAACTATTTCTTAATTGTTGAAACGCCGTGAAGTAGCTCATAGGTAATCACAAAATCATCTTCGGCTCTGTTGAGCTTTATCTCTGCTAGACTCTGATACCCATCAAAGCCTATTACATACTGGTCATAGTCGTTCAGGAAAAATCCCTTCTCTAAAAGGATAGCTGTCCAGTATTTGAATTTTTCGGCCAGTGTCTGCATTCCTTTCGTACCCGTTGTCTTACATTCGACTCGGTACATTCTCCAAGCCAGCTTTAGAGCAGCACCTAGAGTGTAAGAGTGGTTTTTAACAAGGTTCCAGGCTTTGGTCATAATCCATTTCGTGTCGTGGATTGTTTTCATTTTTTTGGCTTCCTTTAAGGTGTTGGTTATCCGCGTTTGCGGTCGATGGGGTCAGTATACGGGGTTGAATAGAAAACACAAGGGTTTTTTATAGAAATAGTTGATTAGTGATTTATAGTTGTATTTGACCCCTGTAAACAAGTTGCCACTACTATAAGGGGGTACACCGTGGCTAGCGAGGCATTAGATATTGTACAAAGGGAGCTACAACGGCTGAGAACACCTAGCAAGCCCAATGCAACGGGGGTTTTCATCCTATGCCCTTTTCCCGAACACAACGACAGCCTGCCATCATTAGGCGTTTACTTACTGGACAACGGTAAATATCCGGTTGGCTCCTTTCATTGCATGGGTTGTGGGCAAAAAGGTCACTGGAATAAATTGGCTAGGGTAGCCGGTTTAGATGAGATACCTAATTCAGCGTTTAAGACAGACAGCACGGCGGTTGCTGAGGCCGAGATGCTGCGCCGTAGGCAATCCCTGTTATCTAAGGGTCGGGCTAGGTTGCCTGAAGGTGTACCGTGGTCAGGTATATGGAGAACCATACGCGGTAGGATTGTACGCAAGGTCGGGGGTATTAGAGCCGATGATAAATGGGGAAGCCCTCGCCTGTATTTGCCTATCACGGTCAGGGGTCAGACAATCGCGGTTATCCGTGCAGCCTTATCTAAGGAGAAAATAAGTTATCTCATAGAGCCACCTAATGCGCCGGTTAAGTCTCATGGTTTGTTCCCCTATGATTATGTTGAGGGTATGTTGGCTACCCGTGACTACACCGCCTTTGTTATCGTAGAGGGGCCAAGGGATGCGCTTAAGTTACTCGATAAGGGTATCCCTGCCATCTCCATCTTAGGCACAAACGCATGGGGTGAGAGCAAGATGAAGTTGATAGAACGCCTGTGTGTAAGACATAACGTAGAGGTTGTGTTAATGATGGATGGTGACATTAAGAAGGGTAACGGACTGAGACCCGGAACAGAGGCACAAAAAAAGCTGTACGCCGATCTCAAAAAGAGGGTTAGCGTACAGCAGGTTAAATTGTGGGTTCATGCGAAAAAACTAGGGGTTGCTGAACTTGACCCCGCCACACTACCTAAGTCTATGTACCGTCGGCTTAATCAGAGGGTACACAAATAAGCTTGGTTCCCCAATTTTTATAAATGGGTTGCAAGCTGTACAGGATCTTTCTAGTGTAATCCCTATTTTCCTTAAACGCCCATTCAGCACGGTTACTGTGTTCTCGAACCGCTTGCCAACTGTGAGGATCACCTCCCTCACGTTTGGTAAGGCGCTTATCCCTCCATACCCATGTTAGTCCCCCGTTGTACGCACTTAAGGTAAAGCCCCACTTATCACAACTACGGTCACTTGGTAATCTCTTAAATAACCAGCGGTCATACTTCATCATGGCGCGTATGTTCCACCACGGGTTATCCCGATCTGCCTGTGTTAGCTCTGGGAACTTTTCAACAATCCAGTCAGCCGTGGAGGGCGTGAACTGTGCCAAACCTTTTGCATACTTACTGTAACTCTTAGGTCGCCAGCTACTCTCTTGGTGGAGTTGTGCAGCGAACATAGCGATAGGTGCATTCATGCCGTATAGATAACGTGCTTCTTTAATAACATAGCGTTTGTACTTCAAAGAGGCACGGGGTACGGACACACCACCATAAACCTCTACGGGCTTAATTAGGGTGGCCATACTCACTAACAGCAGCAACCAAGAGGCTCTGCGTAGTACCTGATCCACCTTACAAACCTAGGCTAACACTTAAGATAACACCGACGAACAACAGTGATCGACGCATTGTGATCGCTGCTCGAAGTTCATCCGATAAGGTTATGTCTGGTCGCATATCAGGAAAGATAAGATAATCCAACCAATACGCAAGCATTGTCCCTAAGGTTACTAGGGATAGTTTAAATAGGATAACGCCAACCTGTTCAGGATTTACGGTGTTTACTAAGGAGAAGGTGATTGCGGTTATCACCCCGAATACCAGAATATTCACTAGGAGGGTTTTGTTGTACATTGTGTTTACCTTGTTTGCCACTTTCGATTAATAAATTTGCTATTAAGGCAAGGGCGGATGATAACAAAACCAAGCCCACTGATTTTAAGCCTTTGCCTATAGTCGTGTTACGCATAACATTCATATCGACGTTATGTACTTTTTCTGCTAGGATCTCGACGTTGCTGGTTAGCAGCTTTTGTGCTTTTCGGGTATCGTGTACGGCAATTGCCATTTTCTGGTAGGACTTCCTAAGCTTTAAAATAGAAGTATCCTGTTTATCCTCTTTCTTTTCATCGTATGGCATAGAGCCTCCTACACTATAATCCGGTGGCCTCCAAAGTATCAGAGACTTTAATAGTTGTTATATCGCCTGATCCTTTCCAATCAGGTGTTTCTATATACGCTTGTACTGAGTAAGTACCTGCCTTGGAAAACTCTTGGCCTGTCGTGAAGTAATTAATCGTGGTCGTGCCTAGCACAGGTTGTGCAGTTACCGTGTTCAAATTTACTGACGTAGACTTAAATCGTATCTGCGCTAACGTAATGGTCTCAGCGGGTATACCAATATCCAGTATAATTTCAGTCCCTTCATCTTTAACAAACAAAGTCTGGTCATTCATGGATTTCTCAATACTGCATGGTAGGTGTTATAAGGAAGGTGCGTGGATGCACCTTAGAGTTAGCGAATAGACGCTGATGGGTATTACTTGTTGCATTAATCTGGCTGGTTACTAAGCTAAGGGCTGTTATTTGAGCAAAAGGTCTATTACTTAATGATTCCGCTACTACGACCAATACCAAAGTTCTACTAAGTGTGACCCCGTTTAGTGTAATCAAGGTAACATCCACGCTGTAAGTCCCTTGGGTTAACATCACCTGTGTGTCACCAGTGGTGTCGCCCCAATCAATAACTACGGTTGAAACCCCTATATTAGAAAACAATGATTCAGTGAACTTAGCATCGGTTATATACCAAGGTTGGCCATCGGTTAACCACTTAGACTCTTGGCTTACGGCATAACTCACCCTCACTATGTCGTTAACTGCTGCACTGTAGGTAGTATCAAACTTGCTACCATAGGTGCTTGAGAACAGATCCGCTACCATATTAATGTCGGGTTCGGGATGAAGTTCACAGTTTAAGGCATATACATCGGTTTCCACGATAAAGTCAGTGGCTCCGTAAAGGTCAGAGCCAATCACCTCAATTAGTATAGTGTCGCCTAGCTTTATCTTTGTGCCTAGCCAATCCTGATCTTCGGTGCTTATGTGGTACTGACCGTTAATCGTATCCCTGACTGTTGACCATTTTCGGGTGTTCACATGGCACAACCGATAACTGGCATTGGCTCTAGCACCGGATGCGGTCACGTTACCTGCCACTGTTAAATTTATCATAGTAGTATCTCGGTCACGGTTGGGTCAGTTACCCAATTCAAGGTTAGGTCGAGTGGATCGAATACTGTCCAATCCAGAGTTTTAACCCAAAAGCCTTGTGCATATATTCCAGTAGGTATCAAAAAATTATTAGGGTTTGTGGCATCTGTTAAGCCTACTATGTAGGTACGCCATTTATTTATATCGGGGTGGTAGCAGCTTGCGATTTCTATGTACTGGTCTAGGATGTATCCTCTATCAATAACAACATTGTCTAGTGCAGCCATAAAACCTGAACGTATTGTTCCTGTAAGTGGTAAGTTTATGTACTGCCACTGGTCAGGTAGAAGCTTAAACGTACCTTGTGGTAGGTTAACAAGGTAATGTGGTATGGGCGGGAACGCCTCATAGGATGTTGGATAAGCCACTATGCTCCCCTTTGGAGGCAAGAAGCCTGATAACACCCCAAAATAGATTAGTGTGGGCAGGCCATACAGATAGATGCTTATCACGCAGGCTAAAGGTTATATTCGATTTATTAAGTATTAAATGTAATCCGTTAGGGGGTCTGGCAAATATAACGGAGGGCGAGGGGTTCCCAACACGAGGTAACATGAGGCTAAAAGAGTGTGAGGATTCGCCTACTATTTCGGATGTCATACCCACCATGTAGGGATTACCTGCATCCACTAACTCGATGCCTAAGCTTTCACATAAGGTGGTAGCACGGTAAGGTATTTTCCATGCGTAGACGGCTGGCATCACCAGATCAATTGACTTTTTATTTTCATCAAAAACACTATTGAAAACGGTGTGCCTGTGTTCTGGAAGCAAACAAAGATTGTACTCTCGGATTTCGTCTAGCGTGTGTAGATGACTGTTAATAACATATTCTCCAATTCAGCAGGCACGGTTACGGTTGTTCCGGATACTGTCCAATCTGTTTTTTCTAACGTCCCTACCCAGATAGAAGAAGTTGCGTTTTCAAATACCTGTATGTAAAGATCGCCTCTAGGTGCGTAGGCTAAGGTTATCTCACCTGTGGTCACTAAGCGTCTTTCATCAATGGTTAAAACGCTGCTACCTTGTTCAAGTAGCTTAATACGACCTTCCAGCGTGTCGTTACCTGCTGGACTATCAAGCGTACCAATGTGAATCTGTATACTGGATAGCAGATCACCGAACTGGTTAATCCGGTCTATAAGACTGTTAATCAGCTCGGTGAGGGACATACGTTATGCTGGGATATAATCAACAGTTATATTGGCAGGGTAGGTACCACCATTGGTTATGTCATAGGCAAAGCGTAAGGTAGTAGAGTCTACGACAACAAGATCAGCAGCAGCATCTACGGTTAACCGGATGCCGGACACATACACTTTAGGTACGACTGATGTGTTATGCGCGGGGATGGTCATCAAGAATGTACCTAGGTTGGCTGCGTCTTCCACATAACCTGTAGTGGTGTCTAGGTAAGCCGTAAGTTCTGCTGTGCCAGAAGCCTGTGCGCTGTCTAAACCGGTCAGAATGGTTTGTAGATCCTGCCCGTAACCGCCAACAGCCGTAGGCATAGTGTAAACTTTGCTGGTCAAGGTTTGGACAGAGCTTTCATCAACAAGACCGACTTTAGTGCCATCTGCTTTCAGGTGATACCACTCGGCTGCATACGTTACGTCATACTGCAAACCGGCCACGGTTACACCATCAGCCTCAATGTCGATACCACTGCCTACGGCTGTGCCTGTAGTGCCGTTCTTGTTGAGCGTGATACTGGGATCGTCAATAGCAAGTTGGGTGCTGTTAACGACTGTCTGAGTGCCTTGGATTGCCAGATCACCTTGAATGGTTAGCGCACCTGTAACCGCATCCACTGTAAAGGTAACGCCACCTAAGGTAAGCCCTGCCATAGTGTAGGATTGGCTGCCATCCAGCACCCTTGCGTCTACGCTGTTATCCCCAAGCTTGGGATTGGTTACGGATAAATCATATAAAAAGTTACCACCAATTTGCGTAATCATATTTTCACCTAAATTAAATGTGTGTTGGTTATGTGTGTTGTTAACCTAAGTTCGGCGGCCTGTATAAGAGCTTCGATGTCCGTGCAGTCGCAACTGGAACCGCCGATAAATAGGATGTGGTCTACATAAGACTGTGAGGCAGGGAGTTTAAACTCTTGCTGTTCCACGACCACTGTGTAATAACTACGCTGAACATTGACCAATTGGTTAATAGATCGCTCTAACATAAGCTCATTTATATAACCGTTACTATCCGTAACATCTGACTTAACAACATTACCTAATTCATCGGCTAGGGTATAAGGTGCGCCGGTATAGATATTACCGAGCGTACTGGATACCCGTATTTTATATGTTCGGTACACTTCAATAGTGGATTTACTGTCTGTCCAGTAAGCGTCAAAAGTATCCTGAATGTCCGGATCGACTAGCCGCATATAATGATGCTGTGAGTAAGGGTTTGCCTCAACGTAACATAGCTTGGTATACCCACTGAACGTACACCCACTTAATGTATGGGTTAGGCTGTATGTTGGGTTAAAGTAAGTGGCGGCTGCGTTAAACTGATCGTCAGGTAAGGTAGCGCCTACGCTTAAATTTGTGAGTTCTTTAATATCACCTAAGGTCGCCAGTACCCCGTAACGACCGTGTGCGCGGAGAAACCTTACATTTCTAAGCCTTGCGGTTAAACCGGATACTCTACCAAATCCATTAATGGAACAATCCACAATATCAACGACTTGTTGATCCCCTGCGAAGAATCCCCAAAAACACCAAGCGTCAATGGTTGATCCGTATAAATTCAGGCTACCACTTTGGGTGAGGTTGCTGGATAAGTTATTGTTACCAAAACCATAGGCTAGGGTTAGGTTTGGTAGAATTAAGGTACAACCGTCGGTTGTTGTGCCATTAGGTCGGAGTGTACCAAGGTTAAGAGAGTCTATTCTGCCTATCTGGAACAAAGAGCCTAGGCCAGTAACGTGTACGTTGGTGTCGGTTATGCTGGACACGGTAATGCCATCCCCAATGATGATATTGGTTTTTATCAGGTACATATTACTGCCTAGCTTTTCAGCATAGGCGTTACCCGCAGGTTGGCCCACCAATATATCCTCAAAGGTATGGTTCCCGATTACCTGAATATCCGTGCCATAGTTAATCATTAACTTACCTGAACTGAGGTTATGACTGTACCTGCATACGTTATGTCTTTGGTCAGCGTATCTATTCCATCGGTTATAACTACTTGGGTTATCTGTTTATTCTGATTGTAAGAAAGCGTTTTTGTTGCCAGTACGTTGATACCTAATAGGAGTTTAACCTGCATTAGTACCGTGCCTTGATAGATAGGAAGTTTGGTGTAAGGGTAGCCTCTACTGAAAAATTGATCTAAATGATTATATTTAATTTCAGAGGGTAAAGTAGAAAATGGGGTCTCAGCATCCGCATTAAGGGAGGCTACCCCGTTTGGTTGGTTACGTTGATCTGTGAGTTCTTGTTCAGACAGAACGTCAACGTCAACCATAAGATGACCGGGTATCAAAGTTCTCATGGGATTTTCCTCATAAAAGAAAAGGGGCTAATTAGCCCCTTTTCTACCGAAGGTGTTGCATTAACCCGGTTGGTTATTACAAGCCAGCAGTTACAGCGGTAGCGCCTTGGTTGTCTACGGTTTGGTTACTTACGTCATCACCAACGTTGGTAGATACGCCAGTAGCGGTGTAAGTACCAGCGATAGAGGCAGCAGCACCCTCAGACAGACCCTTACGGATCAAAGAGGACAAACCGGCAAACGAGATAGCCGTAACTTCTGCTTGCGCCACTTTACTGTCAATTGCGATCTGCTGAGAAGCATCGGCTGCGATACGATCATCAATTTCCTGAGCGATGTCGCCTGCGTTAGAATTAACTTCGTTGTCCAACAAGGTCAGAGCATTCATCACAGAGGTGCTGCTGTCCAGATAGTTAGTACCTACTGGGGTGTTATAAGTACCATCGTTGTTCAGGCCAATAGCCGCTTCGATAGCGTCTACTTCGGACTGAGGTACGGCATCAGCAACAGCTTGGATAGCTGCATCCAAGTTGTTGATAGCTTCAACCACGTCGTTAGCAGGGCTGTCGAAGTTAGCCAAATCACCAACTTTAACATCAACATCGTCGGCAGCGGCCAAAGCGCTGTTCACAGCGGTAACGCGAGCAGCAGTTTCAGCAGCAATGGCTTCACCATTAGCGGTAACGGCAGAAGCGTTAGACTGGACAATGCTAATCAGGTTGGTGACGGTGCTTTGTGTATCAGCGTTATCGCCATCAAGAATGGTATCAATGGTGTTGATTTTGGCAGTCAGGGCAGCCACGTCAACCGTAGAGGTTTGCAGCACAGCATTGATTTCACTTTTAATCAAGTTACCGACTTCGTAACCAAATTTCTCAGTCATTACTTCAAACAAAACTTGCAGATCATTATTATAAGCCATTAGACTTTTCCTTCAAAAAAATCACCTTGATTAACTGTACACGGCTAAGGTGTGGAGCCTGTGTTTGGTGTGGTGTCTACGGCCACAGGGGTTACAACAGTGGTTACGGTGGTGACGGTTGTCGTTGTAGTTTGGTCTACAACAACCGTCGGTTTTCCATAAGCGTAACCCAACTCGTAACCTATCTGATACGCAAAGTCATCCATAAACTTTTGGAACGATGTGGCCATTAAATCACCTATAAATCAGAGCTGTCTACTGTAAGAATACCGTAAGCAGATTGTTTAGTGTGCGTTGCCCAATCTTGTGCTAGCTTTTGAAGCGCGTCGTTATCAGGTGCGCCTACCACAAATACCATTTTGTGAATTCTTAATTGTTCGAGCGTCATACCTTCATTAAGAATTATGGATTCCCCGTGGTCGTCCAGTGAGGGTAATATGTGGTCATCAGTGAAGAGCAGCGCCTTGGTCTCGCCAAATGCCTGATAAATAGTGGTATGCACATTTTCATCTAATGCAATGGTCGCATAATTTATCAGGTTATGGTTTAAATCATACTTACTAAGCATTAAAAACATTAGTCATCCCAATCAATGTTTTCACGGGCATCATCATCCTCTTCATCCTCGACGCGCTGCTTAACATCGGCTAAGTGTTGCTCTAACCCCATGTAAGCGTTGTAGAGTTCGATGATAAGGTCTTTTAGGTCGGTCAGCGTTATGGTTACGACCTGACCGTCGACATCTTTAATTTGTGTCTCGGACACCGACATAAATTCAGCCATGTCATACGCAAATTTTAAGCGTAGTAGCTGGTCTTGTTCAGGAGGTAACACGATACCAATTGAGGTGGTGATAGGTGTTTTAAGCCGTTTCTGAAACTCGGCATCCACGCTACCCTTCTTGGTTAGTTTTAAAGCGGTTTTGTCACTGGTAGGAGTACCACCTGCGTCCAGCCACTTCTTGAGCTTGCGGTAGTCGCCAGAGGGTTCATGGTCAGGTTCAGGTAGAGATATATAATCATCACCTACACGATAGCCAATTAAAACCGTACCGTCTTTGACTAGCGTAACGCCTTGGTCAAACTTATCTTTGTCATCAAAATCAAAATCGGGGTTACTCATTAAAAGATCTCCGCCCTTGCTTCCCAGAAAAAGTAGTAGTGCTGACCCGCAGCTCCGGCCACCAAACTATCATTAGTGCTGAACCCGCGTGAGTTAACACCTGAGAAGTTTTCAGTCACGCTGCTCCCAGCAACACTAAGGTTAGTGAACCATCTTTTCAGTGTAGGGGTGTATATACGCTTAGGTGTTATGTAGTTTGCCCGCTGTGGGGCTAATGCTTGATACCCCAGGTCAACCGTTGCTCGGAAAAGCAGGTAGCCTGTTTCGTAGTATCGGGCGCAAAGCGCCTGCTCTACACTATGTGGTCGGGCTTCATAACCTGTGAACACTCGACCATGCTCCAACTGAAACTCGGAGACGTGGATGTAGTTACCTACGGTTCCCCACCACCTAACCGTATTGGGAGTGGCTAAGGGCGCTTGCGTAGTGCTGGCCGTACCAAGTGCGCTACCCTGCCACTTGTTAATATTAGCTGGATCAGTTGTGTATAGTTGGTCGTCGCTGTCACAGAAACCAACTACGATCTGTAAGCCTGCATTAGACTTAGTACCTAAGAAAGTGCCTGCCAAATAAGATGGCATCTGGGAGAAGTCAACGGTTAAGGTTATTAGTTGAGGTGCGTTCGCCGTTACATAGGTGAATGGCATCAACCAAGAAGAACCCATTGACGTTTGGGTGGCTTGTGTAAGTTCAAAATAGTCTCTGACTGCGACTGTGTACTCACCTGTGAGGCTGGCCTGAAACCAGAAACTTATGGTCGCTGTTTTGTCGGTACTTGTCAGGATGTCTTGAATATGATAACCCTCAGTCCAATATAAAAGACCATGCCAGTAGGTTGATGCTACTGTCTGACCTGTTGCGGCAAGTAAACTGGCGGCACTGGTGTATTCAACAGGTGTCTTGACTTCTAAAGTTCTTCCCAACTTACCCTTCATACTAGGGCGATCTACGGGGTAGCCGTCAAACGCACCACCTGCACCGTATAAATGTGATTTCCACATGTCACCAATAAAGGGTACATCATTAATACCGCTGCTGCTTACTTTACGCGCACCCGCAGCATCAACACCTGTACCATCAAAAACATACCGACCGTTTAACGTATGAAATAAAGAATACTGATTTACGTTTGCAGCTCCGTTAATAATACGGTTTTTAAAGGGGGCTGAGGTATCCTGCCGATCCTTCAACCATCGGGTACGGTCAGCAATAGCCTTGGCCTGAATGTTGGCCACGCCATTAGGCCCACCGCTGATGGGATCACCTACACCAATTTCTCTCACTACGCTTGGGTACGAGTCCAGAGACTCAATAATATCAGCCATTGGTTTTCCTTAGAACAAAATAGACCATTGAAAGGTGACGCGGCGTGTATTGGTCTTAACCAAGGCCACAAAGGTTTCACGACTGAACATCGTGCCGTCTGATAGGAACAAACCGGCCTCTGTATACACAACAGGATTACCGTTTGCGGCGTTAGCTACTCCAGGTTCCAGAATGATAGTGGATAACACTTCGTTCTTTAAGCCTGTGGTTGGTTGTGTAATCGGGGTAATGGTCTGAGAATAGGGTGCAGTGTCGATCAGCGCAGCATCCGTTACCGTAGGTGCTACAGGGGTCAAAGTGTCCGTACCTGAGTGACCCTTTGTACCAATTTTAAAGGTTGTCAGGTGTCGTGTTGTTTGAGGTGCGAGTAATAGGTTAGCCAACGCATCACGTCCACCGTTTACGACCAGATTCTTTTTATCATGGTACGTTCCGATCTCACCCGTTAACATATCTTCCCAACTGGCTCTAACCCAACCTCTTACGCTAGGATCTTCGGCCAGTATAAGCTCCCAGTCCAAAGCCACTAGGCCGGATTGCGCCTTAATACTCGATTCTGCTTTCATCTTAGACCTCTTCAATTCGCCAAACTAAGCCATCGGTAAAGCGTGGTGTGTCTGGGATAACATCTGCATACACCTGTGTCCCATCGTACAAACCATTGCCTCTGTATACAAAAGGTGAAGTGTCGAAGGTATCGCGTACAACATCAACCACTTCATCTTGAATTACTTCTAGGTTCTCTACTGACTGAACTAAGGTGTCCTCGGTATCACCTGTGGTCAGGTTACTTACTTTGTTCACTTCATCGGTCAGTGGCAACAAGCTTTCAGTATTGAACCTCTGTTGCCCTAATGTATCGCCGTAGAAAGTCGATCCATCATAATTAGATAAACCTTCGTAACGACTTAAAACCTTACCTGTAAGGTCTTCCGTGATAATTTCAGTGTCTACGTCTGAGGTGAGGCTGGAACCTGTTGACGAAAACCCTGTGCTGGATGTCCATGTAAATCCAGCATCCACCAATTCTAAAATATCGCCGTATGTTGCGTTTCCAGAATAAGCGCCTGATCCATCATAATAACCCTGAGAGAATCTATAATTGGCGGCGCTATAGGTGTCGGTTAAAGTAGTCTCTTGACCAAACTCAAAACCATCCCCGATAACTACGGTATCACTGAAAGAGTTAAGCAGGTTTATAACCGCGATGTTAGCGCATACCCATAGGAAACTGTTTGTTAACTCTGCTAGTTTAGCGTCTGCATCCACGCCTAGACGTGCCAGTGATCCACCTTTGTCAACATAATGTAGGTATATCTGGCATTCGGTTATGTCAGCCGCTGTGTAACCAACAAACCTATCAAAGAATTCAGTGGCAAGTGGTTGACCTCTATCAACGGCTCGTAGTACCTCCCACCAAACGTAAACCGTTGCATCTATACCTAAGATGTCCAGTAATAGCTGTAGGCCCCGCTTAGTGCCTTTCAGGTTGTAGATGGCAGGCAGCATATGTGCAACCGTTTTAGGATCTACGCCGCCAAATAAGTATTCTTTGTAACTAAAACCGTCAATTAACTTCAGGAATTCGTCAACGTCAAAACCTGCACCTTGAGGGTTTAGGCGATCTGACATGGATTGAATTTCAGGGTCATAGTTCTTGGCTATGAGGTAATCCAGTATCTCACTTATCTTAGCGTATAACGCCTTGTCTCTAAGTGCTACGGGGAAGAAGTCACGGGTCTTTATCATCCGGTGTAACCTGTGGCGGTAGCCGTGAAGTTATTCAGTGTTGTGGTGTCTGTCGTATAGGCTGTGGTGATAGTGCCGGGTTTAAAATACCCGTACCATGAGAGTTTACGATCTATGGTCGGTGCGTGTAAGTAGCAATAAACCACACCTGATAATCCGTTTATTTTCTGCACAAAGGCTGCGGTATTAAACACACCTCCAAGCTGGTAACAAACGTCTTTTAACAGGTTGGCAATACTTATATCCAAAGCTGCTGTGTCCGTTCCAAGGTCAACTACAACCGTTATTTCAGGTGAGACTATTACAGGGGTACCCACACGAAACACAAGGTTAGCACCGGCCACGCCGAAGTCCTGAATATAAGCGTAAACATCATCCTCCTCTGATAGTGTCCATGCGTTACCTGAATCCAGTGTATAGGACAGTGAGGATGTACAACACCGAGTATCCGCAGCACCCCAAGTGCCACCCGCTGCTTCGCAAACCGCTTGTGAGTAGTTGTTTAATGGGTCTAACGTACATATGCCGGGTGCAAACTTAGCATCGACCACGGCAGGGTAGGCGCGGATTATGGCTTCGTGGTCAGAAGGGTTAATCATTCTACGCCGTGCCGCGTAATAGCCGGGTATCAATTGAGCTATTTTGTCTAGGTTATCTCCTAGAGTTTCACGGCGTAATAAGGTCAATGCGGTGCAGGCTAAGGCCGAATCTATTTTAAGATCGGTTAGGCTGTACACCGTAGCCTCTGGGCTAACTGCGCTCTTACTTATTTTCAAGTGGGTGAACGTCAGAATGTCGCCTGCTTTGGCTGGCCGCCCCAATACAGGGCTACCAAACAGTATGGATATTCCGTTAATGAGCTGTTTCTGCAAAAGGGTATTCGCATCCATTAGCTCAAGGTATCTGGTGGTAGCCACCGCCACGTTATTATGACGTACTTCTATTTCAACATTGTCAACGTATTCACAATCAAGGTCGGTGGCCACTATCCACTCGTAGTAGTCCACACTTTCAGCAACCGTTATTTCATCCGTCACCCACTCACCTACATAACACTCAATATCATATGTTCCTACTGGTAGTGTCTTATCTGTAAGTAATGACAGTGGTTTACCTTTTAGATAACCAATGGGGTTTGTACGCTGCCATAGAGTCGCTGTGGTGACGGTTATTCTGAGTTTAACCTTAGCTGATAATCTACGGTTAATAGGGTAGCCAAAGGTGTAGGCTAAGGCGTATATAGAGGATTTTAACTTGGCGGTCAGTGGTGAACCCTCGCCTTTGTAGGCCCGTGCTTGGTAAGCAAGGAAGGAAGCCAAACCTGCACACGTTTGCGCTAAAGTAGCACCTGTACCCCCATCGAAGAATTCTTTCCATAGTGCGCCGTCTGTATGCGTACTGACCTCGGCATAAATATCCTTGAGTATTTCTTCGGTACTGAGAGACGTTGCTGCTATCATAATGCCAACCTTTTAACCAATTTTTTATATACGGTAGGTTTGGTGTAACCTTTAATTTTGATGTATAGAATTACGTCATACCCATTGAGAGCTTGGTTAGGTGTAATGCGGCTTCGTGAATGGTCTAACGAAGCTCTAGGCTCAAACCTATTGATGGCCGAAGTGGTAAGTGCATAGAGGGAACTGGCAGTATCAGAACTGATAAAATCAAATAACATATTTTCAAAACCAGCGGACACCTCTAAGTTAAATAGTCTCTCATTTTTATTGGTTATGAACACGCTATCCAGTGCGTGTAGAACGGCGTTTGCACCTTCTAGTAACGGGGTGGTCAGTGGGTTGTCTGGATCAAAGTCTTGATACACGCTAACCTCCTATAAAAGTGTCTGGACTGCCTTCGGCTATCACATCACCGCAATCAATCTTTTTACCCACGGCTGACATCATAAGCCCCCCACCTAAGACTGTGGGACTACCTTCGGCTATCGTATCAGGTTTAGGTGAATGATGGCCGGGGAGCTTATGGGTTACACAGGACGCGGGTTTACCATTTATGAAAACGTCTGGTAAGCCTTCGGCTATAGGTTGTGCGCCCGGAACAGGGTGGCCAGCGGTTTTATCCCCTGATCGTGCGGCGTTCATAACCAAACAGCCTGTAGTGCGTTCCATCTGTTTATATAGTCGATGTTTACTTTTATAGTGTCTTTAACCTCTATAAGTTCATCGTCAAAGGTGCTTGTGCCACTGTCTATTCGTATAAGCGCGTTCAGTGCATCGGTGAACCCTGTGCTAGCCAACGTGCCGGGCTTGGTTAATTCAACGCCTTGCATAATAGGATCTAGTGCTTGAACATCTGCGAGACTCATACCAAGGTAGCTTAAAACGGTGGCGCTCTTTTTACCGAGTTCGCTGTTCAATGCAATCATCTGGTAGAGGGTGTCCATACCACCTTTAACCGCGTTATAGTTGGTGAGAAGGTCGGCAATAAGTGCGGTGACTGCCGTGTCTAAATCGGTTAAGTATGTCTGGATAAGGGTTGCGTCGGAGGCCATGACAGGATTCACTAAAAGGGCGGCATCATAGGTAGCGGCATCCGTGAAACCGGTAGGGATAAAAGGATCACCTGTGCCTAAGCTCAATGTACTGTTTGCAAAGGTTTGGGTTAACAAGCTGCCATCGGATAGCTTGTCCAGTGCCTGTGTCCACCCTATTAAAATTGAAGGTGTTGTAGGGCTTACTTCTAGGTTAAATTCACCTAGGTCTGGTGCGCCACTCATAATGTTGGTGACTAAAGACGTTGAATGATAATCAACGTATTTCCCCAACTCCACTAGGTCAATTTTTACTTCGTCGAGCCGTGCCAATGTCAGGGCTGCGGCATCGGCTATAACGGTATCTGTACAGAGGCTAAGGTTTGTCACCGCCGCATGATGGAGGTCAACCAAGGGTGTTAAGTCTGTTATTTGTTGGGCGAATGTCATAAGTACACCTAGTTGTTTAAGATAGGCGCACCTTTGATGGTGGTAGGCCCAGATGATTTAATGGTGGTTGCCGATGTTGAGGTGTTGTTGTATATCTTAGACTTCATATTAGTGGTCTTACTGTCCAGTTTAAACTCATTAGCGACTTGGAGTATGAAGTCTCTACCTACTTGCCATGTTAGATCACGGGGGTTATTTATTATCATATCCCCTGATTTATTAAGCTCGATGGTTGAGCCGCTAACATGGCTTAATAGTAAACCTTGGGTAGTCCTATTTATGGTTAACCCTGTGCCTTGTTCGTCAATAAAGCCGTAGGTGTTGGGGTAGTCTTTTATAAGGTCAGGGTTCTGTGTAGCCAGTGATGGTGTCCATCCGGTGTAGTACCAAGTGTAAGGGTCTTCGGCTTCCAGTGTAACGTGTGAACCCACGTTAGGTATGGCAAATATTTGAGCGTCTGCACTGCCGCCGAGGAAGGGTGACATCTTAGGCATCACCCAAGGCAGGGAGTCCACGCTGCCTTCCAGAATATTAGGTATCTCCACTTTTATACCGCCGTGCATCTCAGGGTCTACGTTATCAACAACGGTTCCGTGTTTAACGCCGGATAACCTGTCTCTTCGGCGGAGGAACAACTGCATGTTGATAAGCATCAGGCTACCTCGTTTGTACTTTCACGCACAATATCAACCAGCGTTATAATGCGGTTTGCTACCAATGTCCGCGCCACCTTGGACACGATATACAGACCAGATATAACTTCATCAGATTCCCCGTGTAGATTACCAATGGCCTGTTCTTTAAACATAACAAGATCCAGAGGGTGAATAGGAATGTAACCACCGGATAAGGTCAGCGTAACTTTTGTACTGCTGTACAACGCTATCTGTGTGTGGTTGTGTGCGAATGTCTCCCAGTACCTAGGGTGTACGTTACGGCTTTGTGTTGCCGTAGGTAGATTAAGTGGTGCGAAGTCAGCCGAGGCGTTAACCTGTTCTGTCATTGCCATCAGGCTTAGGGGTTCAGAGGTTACAGTGGTATGGTCTCCGGTATCAGGATCATACAAAGTACGACTGCTGCCCCTAGCTCCTACACTATTAAGGAACCCACTCTGCTGCTGAATGGAATACTCTGGATCAAAGTATATGTCCCCTGAACCCGTACCAAACACCCAATCAGGTGTTCCGGATATTAAGGTACTTGCATCCATCACCCTAAAGTCTATTAAGGTAGCTGCTAATAGTGGAAAAGAATTAGGTAGGTCACAATGTAGCCATATATCATCTACATGCTGTTTGTTAGGGATGCCCGTCTGTATCCAGTGTTGTGAGTCTTCACTTGAGCTTATGTTGCTATTTGGGTTAGGTACTAGGCTAAGTAGGCGCTCAATGCCTGATTGTTTATCGGATATTGATGTAACGGGTTTACTCCAATGGGTCAAACTTGATTTAATCCCCGATACGGTTATTAACCAACTATCTTTACCTGACTTAGCAAAGTTGGTGCGCAACATACGAAACTCGCTGTCCACCATTTCGTTTTGATCGCGGCCTAAACTTATGGCCAGCGGATTACGTTCGTTTATTAAGGTACGGAGTGAGTTATCCGTGGTGGTAAAACTTAGGCTAAACGTGGGTAAGTCTGTACCTGCTTGCTCTACTAATACCAATTGTTGCAAACTGGTTATATTTAGAAAATCACGCCCCTGTATTTGAGCCTGCAATGCGTACTGCTGGTCTACCGAGATCATTTAGACAACGCCTTTAACCTGAAATAAAGGGTTTCCACATCGGTTAATGCAGGGTACAACAGAACAGTGCCAAGGGTGAGGTGTTCAATGTTTATAATTTTATTGTAGTGTAGGATCAGTTGCCAGTGTGCGGTATCCCCGTAAATATCCCGTGAATAGATGTCGGGACGACTCTCAGCCGACTCAATAACATAAGAACCTACGTTACTCAGCTTTTGGACTTCTTCCATGAAATAAGAAGTGGTGTCGTCGTACACTTCGCCGTTATGTTCCATAAATTTAGCTAGGTTGTACCTTTGCCTAGTCTTATTTTTAAGGTCTATATAGTACATATCTAGACCTTAAAGTACCCAAGGAACACTTCCTCTGTCGGTGCTAGGAACGGCGCTAACTGACAAGCTACAGTAGCCCATACGGGACCATAAGGTGTGCGTTCTTTGGAAAAGGTTGGAGGGGATGCGGTTAGGATAAGATCGGTTGCTCTAAACCAATCTCCTATTTCCAGCACCCATAATCCGGTTGCGCCGCTGTCTGTTATCATAAAACCCCCAGGTGGATTAATGAAATCTGATAACTCTTTACCACTGGATCGGGGGTAACAATAGGAGGCCAAAGCTGTGGCTTTTTGTTGCGTGTTGCTCTGGTCATCGGTGGTTATAAAAGTCATAGGTACGGAGAATGTGGGACGTTCACTAGACTGCCAGTTCATAGCAGAGTTACCTATCACCTTCATTGGCACTTTAGGAAGCTGCCAACCTGCAAGGCTGATAGCAGAGGTGAGTTTAGATAGGCTATCTTGTTTTTGTGCCAGATAATCTTCAAACGGGCTTGAGTAAGTGGCCGAGGCAGATAACGACAGATCTTCCGAGATAAAGCTCTTGAAGAGCTTACCCGTATCTTGATGGGTAAGTTTCACCGTTGCATCGGGTATCAGGGCTAGTGCATCTAGGTCATACATCAGCTAAAGGCCATACTGTTTGTTAATGCGATTCCGAGATCGTCCACTTTACTCTCTGGTGATACTGGCTGTGGTGGTGTTGGTGGTGCAGGCATAATCACAGTGTTTTTCACATCACTGGGACTCAAATTAAATGCGGTGTTCGCCCCTAGTGCTTTTGATTGGTCTGTCAATAGGTCTATCACTGAACTGTCCACCTTCACGTTCTTCACCTCTACGGTAACTGCACTAAGGTCTGTACCCTGCACGTTGTTAATTACATTGGCACTTGTATCAAGCTCTAGTGTACGGCTCAGGTTACTGGTTACACTGGTATCCGTGGCAAGACCACTGGCGTTAAAGTCTAAAGTTTGGCTAAAGGGTTTATTGACCATAGACGTTTCGGTGTTGGCCAAACTAAGATTAGCCACGTCTGACTTAAGGGTGGAGCCTGTCAGGTTAAGGGCGGTTGAAGCTGCGCTCATTATGCCTGTAGCTACATTGGATTTTGAAGAGGTGTACTGAGCGTATGCGGTGTCCAGCAGTTCATTTTTTATCAGGGGGTACGCATCCAGCGCCTTATCTTCATTAAGGATACTTATTAATGCCGGTAATTTTTTATGGTCTGGTAGGTCGTCGGGTAATTGACTTACCAGATTAGACAGGTGGTGGGCAAACACCTCTTGCGTTAGAAACGTACTTTGCAGCTCGATCAAGGATTGTCTATCATCTTCTGAATAGTCCCCATGCCGTAACATATCCGTGATGTATGCGGCTTCTATGAGACCACCCTTAGCCGTAACCTTATCCGGTATCGTATCGGTAGCGTCGGTGAACCACTCACCTAAGGCTATGCCTATGTCTGAGCCTGCTATACCCCCCAGCGTACCGCCAACTATTCCACCAAGAGCTGTACCAAATAAGGGTACTACGCTGCCCATCAAAGCCCCTAACGCTGCACCAGAGGCTGCACCCGCCATAGCACCACCGCCTTCGGCAACCGCGTGTATTCGCTGTTCGTCATTATCTGCGGCTAGAAAATCGGATACGGCAAAACCTGCGGATATTAAGGTAGCTGCTGGGCCTAATGCTTTACCTGTCATTTTCAAGGTACTTTTCAGCCCACCTGTACCTACTTTAGTGGGTAGGCTAGTGGCGTTATTGCTTACACCTGTTATATTACGGGCTAATGTTGTTGAAGCATTACCGTTAGCTGAGTTGTTAGCTGAGTTCAATTGATTACTAGCTGAATTACTGGCTGAGTTGTTAGCTGAGTTCAATTGATTACTAGCTGAATTACTGGCTGAGTTGTTAGCTGAGTTCAATTGATTACTAGCTGAATTACTGGCTGAGTTGTTAGCTGAGTTCAATTGATTACTAGCTGAATTACTGGCTGAGTTGTTAGGATCTAGCACGCTTTGCGTGTCTGGTAACGTGGGGGTTCTCGTGTCAAAGGTAGCCGTTGATAGTGGTGTGGGAGGTACTGGTAAAGGGCTAGTATCCTTGAGTTTAGCTGCGAGTAACCCACCACCACCGACCACACCTAAACCTGCTGCCAACAAAGTATAATCATCGGTTTCTGGCAGCATAGGTGTATCAGCTCCTATGCCCGAAGGTAGGGCTTCTACGTTAGCAGGTGTCGTAGGCGAGGTAAGCACACTGTCTGAGGCGCTTGCTTCACCCGTGGCCAGTAAGGAAGCACCGCCTGTGACGGCAACGGCTGTAGCCACTTTATTACCAGAGATAAAATCGGCGGCCTTACTGCCTAAATTTTTAATCCCGTTGAATAACTTACCCCATTTGCCCCTACCCCTGTTATCTCTGTTGTCTCTGTTATCTCTGTTGTCTCTGTTGTTATCTTTTCCGCGCATAGCCCGACCTGCCACCAGTGCAGCGGCTAGGGTTGCACCGAGTTCGACCACACTATCTGATATACCAAGGGCTGCATCTAGGTTGCCTAACCCTAGTGTGTTCAGTGCAAGGGCGATGGCCCCAGATGCCACACTTTTTCCTTTGGATACCAAATCAGGATTCTCTAAAAATTTCTTCTTTAGGTCATCTTTTTTTAATGCGGTGGCCAGTTGGTCATTGGTTAAAATAGCTCTGTCAAATTGTTTATTTAATTGATGTAGGGTGTAGAGGGTCTGAGTCTCGGTTGTTTTATTTGATAGGTCGGTTAAGACTTCTCGCATAACCTGTAGCTCTTCTTCGGTCTTTATTTCGCCGTCCTGAGTTATGGAGGCCAGCCTGCTTTGCTCTGACTCAAAACCTTCAACATTGGACATTAGTGAGACCAGTTTATTAACCTGATCCACGTTAACCTCTGAACTTTCATCCATGTTCAATAAACTATTGGAGATAGTATGGATGTCACCACCAACGTCTATCTTATCCCCCAATTGGGTTAAAGTAGATATAAACTGCTGCTGGTTTGATTCGTCTATTGTGGTGTTATTAGTGATTAAGTCTTGTAGTGTACGAGCTAATTCGGTATCTCTAAATATTTCACTGTTTTTTGTGTAATCAGCAAGTTCTTGGGCAAGCTCAAATTTAAAGTTACCGCCTAATCTGCTATCGGATAAGCTCTCGGAATACTGCTTAAACATATCCTGCACGGTAAGGCCAAACTCACCACCTACGGTTTCCGTAGCAGCTACCAAGCTTTCTAAATAGTTGAGGGTGTCTTGCGCTTGGTCAGTGGTTAGCTCTTCTCTGTTTAAAATGGCTTCGGTATGTGTTCTGGCATCACTGTGTTGCAGGTCTTTCAATTGATGGAGTGCGTCTAACTGATTTTTAGCCTCTTGTATTTTGTCTTGGTTGCCTTCTCTTATAGCATCCGCGTACTTGCTTTCTCCTTTGGAGATAGCCTCTTCATCTATGTTTAATACACCCGCCGTCATATTGGCACGGGCGATGATAGCCGTCAGGTTGTCGTGCAGTTCGTTGTAATCTGTACCACCACCTAATATTTTACTAACACCTCTTTTTGTAGTGTTAGCTGCTTTCTTTGCTACCGCGCCAATACGTTTAAACATAGTCTATGCTCTGTCCCTTGCTTTCTCTCTGGCTTCTTTTTCGGCTTTCAACTGGGCTACCAGTAACTCATTCATCCCAAGAACGTGTGCCATATCCATTTTATATATCCCATCCGCATTAAGAATCTGCTTGTAGGCCAAAGCAAATTGGATCATCCGCATTTTCTGTATGTCCACGAAAAGGCCACACAAGAGCGTGTGGGTCGTCTAAACTCACGGTCTTGCGGTACTCCTTATCTTTATGTGTGAACGTGATAACCACGGGTTGTATCCCATGCCCTAAGTATTCGTCGATGCGCTTAACCGTCACCAAATCCGCGCCGTCCAAGTTATTAATCAAGGTCAGAGACTCATCGAAAGGGCTGGCACATTGAGCGGCCATAAGGTGACGTTCACAAAGATGTTTATCATCACCTAGATTGATAAGGGTTAGGTATTGGTTAACGGTTAATGGGTTAAACACCCACTCTTTACCTGCTAAGTTAGCTCGTATGGGGAGTACAGGGATTTCTAATTCATCATAAACAATGTCATCAAAGGTAAGGACTTGTGAGCCTGATATACCTAGTGCATCGGCATAACCCACCTTAAACTCTACTGTACCTAGTGAGCTTACTTTACGCAGCAACGCAATGTACATGAAGTCACTTAGCGTCAGGTCATACTTGTCCATGCCTCGCGTGATAACGCCATCCATGATAAAGCGCAGGGACTCCGCTAACCCTAGTGAGCTGTCGTTGTAACTGTCCAGTTCCTCATACCGATAGGGTCGGTAGAACACGGAAACCCCTTTAGGGTAGGGTAAGAACTTACTGGGTAACTCTTGAAGCTCCACTACTGAACTGTTTACGGTACTGTCACCAAATTCAATATCACTCATTCACGATATACCTCTAGGCTACGGTTGACGTATCAGGTGGTGCGTCTGCTTGCGAGACAGTAATAACCGGATCAACCGTACCTGTTATTACAAATTCCACCATATTACTCTTTACACTGGCAGTAGAGGTTCCAGTGTAATAACCACCACCTTTAGGCATCACCCAATAGGATACGTCTGAGACAGGTTCGCCTTGGGGGTTCAGTTTAACCAGTTGCACTATGCGAGATGCGTCTTTAACCGTGGCAACGTGAAGGGCAGAACCTTCGGCTCCTGCAACCAACATAGTAGAATTTACCCAATCGGCTATCCAGTTATGTACGGTGTCCAACTCGTCATCTATAAAGGTTATTTTTAAATCAAATAATGTTGTGCTTAGAGGTACTTCGTAAGTAGACAAATAAAATTCAAAGGTTTTGGTGTTCAGGGTATAAATATTTTCTTCTACGTCTGTAGCGGGAAACCACGTTGAGAAAGGTTCAGGTGCATCTGGAAATCTAATGTCCCACCGATGGGACGAACCCCAGTTTATATGCCGTATCTGACTTTTATTTTTTAGAAACATAGTAAGAAATATGCAGGCGTTAACCTGCATATCCTGTGTTTATACTGCGCTACTTTTGAAGGTATCGTAGTAAAGGTTGAGTGTGGGTTTAAGAGCTTCACTCTCACCGCCTAACTCACCACCTGTAGGATCACTACCTTGTGGGTAACAGCCTAACAGGGTGTATTGCCAGATAGCTTTGTTTAAGTTATCCAGCCGTACCAACATAATATCACCACCACAATCGGCAATGGGGCGCTGTTGTCCGGTCTCTCTGTCCCAGACTTGTGACCGCCACGTTTCCAGCATAATGCTTATCTGGCTATCCGTGGTCTCCAACAAGTTCAGGTTAATAGAGTGACTTTCATCCTGTGTGCCCGGACGCTTAATTTTAAAGCCTCTGATGTTGACTTCGATTAACTCATTGTCTTCATCTTTAGGTACTTCGGTAGACGTACACTGAATGTTGAGATTCGGTGCAATAATCACATTTTTAGGGGGTCGTATAATCTGCAACGACCAGCGAAAGGTCTGTGCAAGTTCACCGATCTGGCGTACTTGAGACTTAGTAACTGCTAATGCCATCTAAATTCTCCTTAAATCGCTTGGGCAGCTAAACCGAAGTCCAGACCCGTTGGGGTAATGATGGTTTTGAATTTGATAAACTCCGCAACACCTTTGGGTTTGACAAACAACCATGCGTTCATGCGGCTGTTATCAATGTCATTGGCCGTGTTGTTCTCTTCATTACACATGAAGTAGTAATCAGCCACGCCATTGCGTCCACGGATGTTATCCATGTAAGATTCCACCATAGCCGTTACCAGCAAGCGGTTTGCCACATCGTTAAACTCAAAGACGTAATCTTGCAGAGCTTCGGCAATAGCGGGTTCAATAACGATCAACATCATGCGGACGTTAATGCGATCTAATCGGCTTGGGCTAGACAACAATGTTTTCTGACCCCAAACGGTAATACCTTTACCTGCTTGGAAGCGCAGTGGGTTAATACCTTCATCATACAGCAAATCCATTTCGCCATCGGTAAAGCGGCGGCGCAAATCTTTTGCCGTAGGTAATTTACCTCGACGGAAACCGGCGGGTGGATACCAAAGTTCAAACTGAGCAGCCGTGTTACTGATAACCGCACCTACGAAAGCTTCAGGACTAACATACAGGTCACGATCATTGAACTTGTCATAGATCTTGACGTGTGGTGTGTACAAAGCTGCGTAGGAGGTGTTGGCATTCAACGTAGTCTTACGATACGCAATAATATCGTTGAGGTAGGTAGCACCATTCTCAGCGGTGTAGGGCGTACTCAGCAAGGCAAAGCAATCTTTACGACCTTCTGCAATACCAATAAGCTGTTTATGCCAATTGACGGTGGTGTTACCACCGTCAAGCAACAACGTAACAGGGTAGGCATTCGTGTTTTTCATCTTATCCGATGCTAAAATGCGATCACCGTCAGTTACGGCATTACCATCAGAACCGCCTACTAAGTTAATGGCATCTGCAACCGTATAAGACTGAGGCTGCTCTGTGTCTAACTCGGCAATGTTGTCAATGACATTGATGTAGGCTGAACTGCGAACCACGTCCTCAATGTACAAAGAGCGGTTGTACCCGTCTTTCTGACCCTGTACACGGCAACCGATATGGCGCTCTACTTCCACGCCGTCAAACAATACGACAACAGTAAAGGCGTTGGCAGCTACTTTAGGTGTTGCTTCAACGTAACTGCTGATACGGGAAACCGGAGTACCTGGATCTTTTGATACAATGGCAAAGGCTACTTGCGCGGGGAAGCTCACGGTCTCAGGGTCTGCAATACCCGTGGTAAACGCGGATAAAGCACCACCCCCTGCAACGGTCGGTACTAACAGGCCGCCATGTAAGGCAGAGTTAGCTACGCGGCACACCCAAAGCTTGTTGGAGCGTTGCAGAAAGGTCAGTGCGCTGTAATGTGCCAGATCATCACCAATGTTAATACGGTCGCCGTAGGTGTAGTTGTTGAGATACTGAGTCTCAGATGTCATCAACTGGTAATCACCTACAATACCTCGGTCAGATGCTACGGAAATAGCACCAAATACCCCGGGGAACGAAGGTACACGGGTAGATAAATCAATCTCTGAAAATTGTACGGATGCAGCACCCATTAGCTAACCTCCTGAATTTTGATTAATCCCTGTGGCAAATTGCCAAGGATTCGGTCTGTGGGTACTCGAACTTTTTGGTAGGGGCTAATGATTAATACGTCATCCCCTAATTTAAGCTCAAGCGGGTGGTTAACACGGGAACGTAATAAAACGGTCGTGTTGGTCACGGGTCGTTTTTGTGGGCTTGGGTTAGGCTGTTGACTAACCAGCTCACCATCATCACTTTTTAAAGAGCTTTTTTTGCTCATCAGGATAACTCCATTGTGAAGTCGGTAGCACTAAGCAACCGCACTTCGTATTGATCTCTAGGGTCTGAGGCATTGGACAAAAAACCCGATGTCTTGATCGAGCCTTCATACACCTGATAACCCGATGTACCTCTAGGAGGCTTAGGGGGTATGGATAAAGAAGAACTTAACTGGCTGGTAATCGCATAGTTAGTGCTTAAATAATCCAAGTTAAAGTTTATTCGGGCATTTTTACCAATGAACGACCACTTTGCGAAAAATTCCGTTAGGTCTTTGAAACTCGTTGTTCCATACCAAAACGTGAACTCAAAAGTGGTAGGCACTAAGGTATAACCAAGGGTAGTATTTGCTTTGGTTAGGTCTCCGCGCAAGCCACCTATACCCCTATCAAATAGGGAAGCGGCTCTTGCTGAACCCATACCATCCGTTCCGGGCGGCGTTGCCGTATCCATAGACATAGGACGTAAGGCCACTAAATGATCTCTGTCCTCTGCTTTCACGGTACGCAACACGTCTTCCAGATCATCAGTAAGTGTAAGCTCTGGTTTTGTTCCCAGCTCCACTTCAAGCATTTTTTGAACGCCTGCAAATATGTAATCTTGTATAGAGCTGGCCATAACCTATAAACCTTTCAGGTTATCTTGGACACGTCGAATGCGTTTCATACTGGCGGCGGCGACATATTCAAAATCATCATCGTCATCGTCATCCAGATCTTCACATTCATCAAAATCTTCATCCGCATCCAAATCAAGGGTAGCCTCTTGGTGGTCATCGCTAGCACTTGCGTCTGACATAGGTTCTGCCAAAAGCTCATCCAGCTCTTCGGCATCTTCTTTCTTGTCTTGGCAACTGCACGCGCTTTCTTCAAGCAAGTTACTCAACTCGGTCATAGCAAGTTGGAAACCTTCGTGATTAATGGCGCGGTGTAAGGCAATGGCGGCTTGTTCTGTATCACCCTTACGGGCAGCCGCCAAACCAGCAACAACAAAGTCAAGAGGCTTATGGTATGTAGAAAAACTCATACACTACCCCTAAGGTTATGCGCGGTTGCCGCGAGCGATAGCACGACTGTTGGCAATAACCATTGAAAGCAACTCGCTCATTACCCAACCGCGACCTGGCACTTTCTCATGCGTAACGTCGATGGCTTGGCTAACGATACCGTCGCGGTCGGTGTACTGACCCACTTGGTTAGGAGAGCCGAACATATACACATCGCCTGCGTTCAGGACTTTGTGCTGTTCGTGGCGGAAGTGATCGGAGACCATTGGTACGCCGTGGACATAGGCCAGTTTACCGGTAAGCAGAACTTCATGCTGGGAGACCGGATCTAACACAGCTTGCCATTCGCTTTTGGTGGTAATGTCTGCCCACAAGTTGCTGGCGATCAACATTGAACCGGGTGAAATACCCCAGTTGGTAACTGAACTTGAAAGCTCAGCGAAAGCAGTAGGGGTAAAACCACCACTGAACACCACATGCTCGTTATCAAGTCCGATCAGGTCGTCAGCCATTTTCAACAGGCTACGATCTTCTTGTACCATTACAGCTTCAACCGCATCCAGATATTTCTGTTCCAGAATATCGCTAGAGCTACGGGCAATGTCTTTCTGCTCAATGTATGGACGCGCTGTGATATAAAATTCAGCAGGGTACACTTCGTTATCACGAACCATCTGTGTTTGAGTTTGGACGGGGCCAGTAGATACAGAAGCCGTAACATTTTTGGTTACGATGGACACTTTAGGGATTTCACCTTGACCAATGTCTTGGTGACGCAAGAAACGGCGCATGAAGCCATCACGGTCAGCAGCAATTTTAATTTGATCTGACATCAAATCACCCAAAGCTGCCAGCTCTTCTTTATCATCAAAAGCGGCCAACACCATTTCGCGGTTGGTTGCAGCAGTTTCTTCACGGCTAATCGCATCGTTTTCACTGATAACAGAACTGTTAGCACCGGCTTCTACCAGAGTAGCAATAGCGGCCAACAGATCTTTTTTACTGTCAGCGTTCATTTCACCGTTACCACCAATCAGACGTTCAGACCCACGGCGCAGAGTTGATGCAACAACCGGACGGTTTGCAGAGAATTTGTTTTTCATTGTTTAGTGTTCCTTGAAACAAGTTTTATAATTGGTTTGAGTTACAAGCTCAGGCCAAGAAAAGGGTTGGAAACAGAAGGGGTATGCACAATCCGACAAGGGATAGCAGAACCAGCACCACCAGAAGTTAATTTGCCATCGGCAGCCAAGTTAACGGTTGCAGCGGCTGCCCAGTCAACAGTGGTATCAAAAGAGCTGGTATACACGACACCGCTTTTAATGATGCCGGTAACACCGATTTCAGTAGGCACGTTGCCGGGTGCAATATCCCCCTGTAAGCGACGAACCTGACCCAGTGCAGGGGCATAGGTACTGGTAACAGCAACGGTCTTGCCTGCTTCGCTTGCTGCAAACGTGACGACATCACCGGAGATGGCGTAGTTGGTAGCAGCGGCGGCTGGATCACCCAGAGCATAACCCGCTACGCGAACGGTAGAAGGTACAGGCAAATTAGCCATTGTGACTACACCACTGGCAGGGATCAAAAGATCTTCCACGTTAGGCAGGGTTGGGGCTTCGGATACGTTACTGATAGCAAAACCAGCAAAAGATTCATCAGCTACACCGGTAGATGGTCGGGCTTTGTCTACGCCGTCTACTACGGTTGTTACCATAGCAGCACCTTCCAAAGCAGAAACACCAGAGACCAGTGCTACGGTTCCAGAGCGTTCGATTTCAGAGAGTTCAAGATTCAACATAGGTATTATCCTTTATAAAAGAGTGTGGATTTACGAGCTAACTCACTGACTTTGGAAGTTGCTTTCGTAATAGGTTTAATGGTTGAAGAAACGGAGGCTTCCACCACAGGGTTGGCCAATTGTTGCTCCAAGGGAGAAAGACTAGGCAGGTTTTTAGGTAGCTCAATGTCCATAATGGTTTTTGATAACTCATTGCGTACATCAAGAGGCTTTTCCATCAAAGATGCTGTGGTTTCACACAAAGCCTCAACGTAGTCATCGCCAGCAGAGGCCAAAGCTTCAGATGCCAGTTGCGCTGCATTAGACACACCCTTATCACTTAAGACTTTAGCCAATGCGGATTGCAACGGGTTTTCTTTTGTGAAGAAACCTCGGTTCATACCGAAAGCGGCTAGAGCTAATGATTGTTTCGTGTCAGAAGCAATTAGAGCTGTTTTTTCTGCCAGAGTGTCAGACGCGGCTTTACTAGCCTCTTCTAAACTGTCAGCGAGTTTAGCCGTTACTTCCTGTGTAACCCGTGTCCAGCGTTTGTCAGCTAAAACACTTGATAGGCTTGCTTCCTCAGTAGCTACCTTACACGCAGCTACAAAAGCATCGGGCTTATCATGGGCAGCGTGGGCAATAACTTCGGTGTTTGCGATACACAGAATAGTGTTGTTGTCACAAACCACAAACTCAGCGGATTCAGGTAGAGGTTTGAGAATTGAAGCGACTTCCTCATCTTCGATCAGATAATCGTCTTCTAGGTCATCACCCTCTTCATCTTCCAGCTCATCGTCATAGTCATCATCGGTAGATGCGTGTTCAGACATCATTGCACGTTTAGCTGCCATTGAACCTTTAGGATGGTTAGGTTCTTCGTCTTCATCATGTAGGTCATGTTTTATGAGGCTAGGTGCTTCAAACGCAACTTGGGCAGAACAGGCGGGACAATGTACAACACCAATAGAATGTGTTGTGTGTGCGGCTATGTCTTCGATGGGTAGGATTAGATGTGTAGCGCAGTGAATGCACTGGACAGCCGCTAACTCATCTTTAGTAAAAGAAGCCATAGGCTTCTGTGTGTTGGCTTGGGCAACGGATACGACTTCACCAGTACCACAACTAATGCAGAAAGGTTTCTCTACGCTAGCAGATACAATGGTGGAGGCTTCACACTTAGTACACTTATGCTCTAGCATAGCGGTGTTAGTCGGTGCGTCAGGTGTTGAAGCCAACAGTACGCGGGTTTTCATAGTTTAAACCTCTGTTCCGTTGGTTAAAGGCTATAACTACCTTTGCGCATATTGCAGGCAATAAAAAACCCGCTGGTTAGCGGGTTTGATGATGGTAAGGGTTAACTACTAGTGTATAGGTACTAGGGTTTTGGGTTGCGTAATTCCCCCAGAAGTGTAGTTCTCGGCCAGTAGTGGGTGTAGTCTTGGGTGAATAAGTTATTTGTGGCCCTAACCCCAAGTAGGTCTAGGGTAATACGCGGTTTCCATAATAAAATAAGTAAAAACCGGATCTTCCATAATTTACGGTTTCTATACTCTCTTCGTATAATTCCAATGTTAGGTAGTAGGTTATCGACTTTCACGTGGATGTAGAAGATAGAAACCAGCACTAGAAGGTAACGTAGTAGGTAGGCACCCAGTGTTATAGCTAGGCATACTAAAATAGTCAGTCCAAGGCAGTAGGCTAATGCAGCCATTTTTATTAGTCCTTAATTAATAGAAGTTTAGACCGGATCATTTCGCTATGCAGAGCTAATAGATGCTTACATAAGCCAAGCTCTTTAATAGCTCTGGTTCTCCCTGTTTTTGGGGGAGGTGCAGGTGGTAACACCTTGTAATGGCTCCCATGATCTTTGATGGCAGGATAAAAAGTGAATGTGTAATCTGGACAAGAGCAGTGTACCTGAACATCACCAGAACAACTGCAAGGGGTTACTTGACGCTCTTTAGTACCTAAAACATCCAAGCGTTTCCTCTTACCTGTTTCGGCTACCCACATAATTTGGGCTTTGTGCGTGTCTTTAGTACCCTCAAACTTGCCCATAAACAGGATGTGGTTATGGCCTTGCTTCCACATTTTAAAAGTGCTGATTGGTGTGGTGGTGCGTCCCATATTTTGTGCAGTGTGTGCAGCGTTTTTAATATCCATCTTGTGTACCTCTTAGGATAGGTGGCCTACCCTAGTTAAGTGTGTTTAAGCCTGTTCGTCTAGGGTACGTTCTGCCAGCGTGATAAGCTCCTCTAACTCATCACTATCTACGGTCAGGTCGGCGGCTTTGTTGAGTAATTCCATTGTTTCAGAATCCGCGCCATCAAAATCAACATCTGCTATCTCCTCCAATTCTTCCAAAATTGCAGACCGTACTTTACCCTTTCGTGGTAGTGCTTTCGCATCCTCCAAAAACTCATACAATGTCAAAAAGTGGTTGTCTTTGTCCGGTTCTACTAGAAACGCTTTCTTGACGGGTAAGCGTGGCAATGTCCCATCGCGTACAGCCGATGTCACAACAATATCAAAATCCTGCTCCAATTCACCATCAACGTAGAGCAATCCATCATCGTAGATGGCTTCATCTGGATCAAACGGGTTAAGTGTGTCTGACTCTTGGGCGGATTTGATAATTTTAAGGGCGAATTTTTTAGGCATTTTATACGTTACGCAATAAAGGCTTTCTTCACCCTCTGGGCATAGAACCTTGTAACGTGATAACTCAGGGGGGAGCAGGTCGGGTTCCTTTTCAGTTGCCGTTTCTTTGGTTTCTGTTGTGGTGTCTACATGGGTGGTTTCCGTATCTTGACTGTCTTCCAGTGCCTTATACAAAGCGTTTATCCCCTGCATAGTGGCGGCCAACTGTCCGCGCAACTCTGCTAATTGATCCGCGATTTCTTGATGTGTGAGGGTAGCCATATTCTTCCTTCCTGTAGGTTGTTTGTTAGTCGATGTGGGTATTATAGACCCCTGTATAAAAAACACAAGGATTATTTCAATGTAATTGAAAATAGAGTAAAAAACACTTTTAAATCAAGGTCTTACACCGGTTTTTGGCTGGGTTTCGATGGGTCTTCCTAATTTTACTCCTTATATAGGCAGTTTTCGATCACAGAATGGTCAGGGGTTTACCTTGGTAAACCCCTGATTTAACAGTGTTTTTCAAATAATTCAAAATACTTGTAAATAATCCTTGTGTTTTTTATCTGATTCTGTAGAATACCTCACATCGACTAACAAACAACGGGAAACAAACAGATGGCCACTTCTACCAAATACAGCAAATTCGACGCTTTCTTGAATAAGTATTCAAAGGAAGTTAAAGCAGGTGAGGGTTTCATCGTCAGTGTTCGCGGCTGGCATACAGATAAGCCTGCTTCTCGTAGCCTTGTTCTGGAATACCACGCTTTTGAGAGTTACGCAGACCTAAGCAAGGAGTCCCCTTTAATGGAAGCCTTGGAGGTTTGCGGCTTGAAATACAGCAAGGATTTCTTAGCTCTATGTGAAACAGAGGAATGCCCGATTAACAAATGTGATTTGCAAAGTGTGGTGGGTGACGAACAAAAATTACAGGGGTTAGCCACTGGGGTGCAGGACGTGGAGCAAGTGGGGTGAAAATTAAAATACTGACCCTCATGTTATGGCTATTAGGTCTTAACTCGGTGGTGGATGCCACTATCCGTATCTATGTAGAGATTAGCGGTGATACGGTAGAGGTTCAATATTCAGAGGGTACATCCGTTCTGGTATACGCGCCAGATACACCTAGTTTTATTTATACACCATAAAAAAGGGAGCCAATTGGCTCCCTTTTTTATGGTCAGGATCTAAGGCTTGACTGTTTGCCTGATGCCTTCTTTCGCTGTTTCGTTACCCGTCTAACATCCCGTTTTTGAATCCAGCTCTTACGTTTGGCTTGCTTACTCTTCATAGTGCCGCCCTTACTTCGTTCATCACACAATGGATTTTATAGGGTGTTGTGTCCATATAGTCAGCCATTGCCCCAATGTATTGCCCCATTTTTCCTCGGTTCAGGCAATCATCAAAAAATTCATCATTGTCTTTCTGGTTCCCACCAAGAAACTGAGAGAATTCTGCACAGTAGTTGCCACTCAACAGGTTTAAAATATCGGCTTTAAACCCAGTTGCTTCGGCTGTTAATGTCTGAACACTCATCACGTCTAAGCTGTTATCGGCGTGGCTATCTAAGAGATCACCGGCTAGCCCTACAGATACCCCATCCGCGTGTAGTTGGCCACCTTCGGTGCTGTCCCGACTTGCTACCACAGAACTGAACGTCCCATCGTTGTTGGCGATTAAGGCTTTACGCCCTTTGCTGGTATATGTTGTTATTAGATTGATGCCAAGATTATGTACTGCGCCTTTTGCAATGTTGGTTAGGTGTAGTCGGTTATCAGCTTTGGGATATTGGGTGAGTATCCCCTTGAGGGCGTAACACGTCAGCTCTGCATGGAGGTCGTCTTGGTCGATTGCTTCATTACCGAACGTAATAAAGTTTAATTTCTTGTATGCAAATCTTTTTATGTATGGGGTTATTTCGTCGAGAATAGATAGGAGTAGTCGATCAAACTGTTTTAGCGTATGGCTCTTCTTGTATGTTTTGGAGAGTGCCAGTAGCTTAGGGTGATATTCAGAGTCCACAAGGGTTTGGTACAGTGCGTGGTCTGCGGGGTCTACACCGTAGGCTTTTCTTACTTTGGTTGCGGCTAAGTGTGTCAAGTTTTTTATGGTACATCGCCAGATCCATAGTTTAACATTTTTTAGGTAGTAGCCCGATTGGAGATCTTTTCTGTAGGAGGCACACGGTATATCTCGACCTAGCATCGCTTGGATAGTTTCGGTTAACTCTTGAGCAGTAACGATCTTGAGTAGGTAGGCGAGGGATACGTCTACCACCATAGATAGCTCACTAGGTGTTAAGGTGTAGTGTTTATTGGCTAATGCGTGGATTGTGGATTGTTGGCTGTTCACTATATGTTAACTCCGGTTTGGTTAAGGATTAAATTTTTTGTGTAGCTCATGGATGGCAGCTACCACCACTTTCTGCTGATTCATCTGTAAGATAGATGCAAGCTGTTTTAGCTGTTTGCGCGTTGCTGCGGTGAATCGGGCTTGAAAGGCTACGCTCTTATTTGGATCATCTTGGGTTGCAGCCTTAGCTCTGGCAATTATCCCCCTAAGTGTCAAAAGCATTGGGTCGGTGCATAAACTAGGGTCTGCATGTATGGTGTGAACGTCTGTATGACAGTTACCACACAGCATAATCAATGCTCCGTCTCTACCTCCGTAGGCTTGGGGGATAATGTGGTGTTCTTCGAGTAGGGAGTATTTAGCCTCCTCACATATACCACAACAATCAGGGCTGTTTAGGTGGTGTGGTGTTAGATCCAATAGCATAGTCAGCCCCTTTTAAGATGTTAGCTAGTCTACAGTATAGGGGTTAGGTGTCAACAACTATTACGATTATTTAGAGCTTGCTGAGTTCCAGCACTTTACGCTGCACGGCAGTATGGTAGTTGCAAAGCTCTTGCATTTGTCGGCTTAGATCCGTCACGTTGTTGTCGTGTGTCGCTGTGGCTATCGCATCTGCCATTTTATCCATATCACACCCCAAGGTAATGACGTAGTGATTGGCGGGGCAGTTAGGTGAGTCGTGGCAGTCATAGCTAATCAAGGTGTCAGGTGGGTTGGTTAATGCCAGCAATCTCGCACAGTTTAAGCATTCGATGCGCTCAATAAGTACCGCGTTGGTCTCGTTGTCCATAAATATGTCATCCAAAACAAAGGCGCTACTAGCGCCTTTGTTTACAATTATTAATCAGGGTTTAGTTACTACCAGCCATCATCGTCATCGTCATCGTCATCTTCGGGTTCTTCATCTTCACCGCTGTCATCTTCCTCAGGTTCAGGCATCGGTTTTTTAGCCGCACGTTTAGCCGCACGTTTAGCCGCACGTTCCGCTTTTTTTCGTGCTTTGATTTCTTCTTCGGTTTCCTCTGGTTCAGCTTCTGGTTCAGCTTCTGGTTCAGCTTCTGGCTCTTCCTCTGGTTCAGCTTCTGGTTCAGCTTCTGGCTCTTCCTCTGGTTCAGCTTCTGGCTCTTCCTCTGGCTCTTCCTCTGGTTCAGCTTCTGGTTCAGCTTCTGGTTCCGGCTCTTCTTCGGGTTCAACCGATCCGGTTTCTTCCAACTCAGATACTTCAATTACCAGAGAGGTGGAGTCCATAAATCCGTGAGTAGTGCCGTCATCGGCCACTACGGATACCATCGCGTCGATGTCGTCACCCTCAGGCATCATGTTAACTGTTCCCGATACGGTCAGGACAGGAGTTTCGCGCAGTACGGTGATGGTATCTGCGCCGTCGCCTTCACCAACAGAATATGCAAGCACTTCATGGGGTGCAAAGGTCTTCATCGTAGGTTTTCGAGCGGGTGGGATTTTCGTGCTGATTGTCACAAACCCCCCTGTTACGTCAAGGATGTCACCGGCCAAAGTGATAGCCTGATTGTTCATTAGTTTCACGGTTGCTTTCATTGTATTTGCCTCTTTGGTTTGTTGTATACCGTGTGGTATGGCGGCCAGTTTACAGGGTAGGGGAACCCTGTCAACCATTAATTACACCTTTTTAAGAAATAGGTGTTTTCTTACTTTTCCGCTTTGCCTTGGTTGCTTTGGCGTTGGCCACTGCTGTCTCTGAAACGCGGCGGCGTAATTTACGGATCACGTCCATGTGATAATTTTTCTGCTCTCGATCCAAATTAACAAAATTGGCGGCTTTCATCGTATAGAACAGAGGGTGATGGGTGCTAATGATAAATTGAATATCGTCACCTTTTTTAGCGATTGCCGCGCATAAGTCATGTACTGCCATGAAATCCAATGCGGTTTCTGGTTCATCGAGAATGACAACGTGTTCACCCTCAATATTTGCCAACACTTTAAGGTATTGGCGTAAGCCTTGCCCGTGGCTTTGGTGACGGTTGGTGATGTCGCCGTCATCGTCAGGTTGTGCGCTTAGCTTCACGGTGGCCTCTTCCCCACTGTAGCGGGTTACAGGCACTGACGGGTCTCGAATTAGACGAACATCTGCACTACCTGCAATGCCGGACATAATGGCATTGAGCAACGTGCTTTTACCACTGCCATTAGATCCACACACGATATTCACACCCGCCTTAAACTCAAGCTTGGTTTGACCAATGCGTGTTTGCAAATTAGGGTTTACTACGGTTACGTTTGTAATCATTTTATTTAGCCTCTTCTTTGGTTGTTATTTCTTGTGTTCGTTTACAACGGTGTCGATCACATCTTGCACGGGGTCAGCGCAATCAATGCAATCAGTAAGCACTAATTTATAGGTTCCAACCAATTCCTTACTTGGATCATCATCTGTTCCAAAGTTGCGGCGGCCTAGTACCACGCTCTTAGGCATTCCGTCTTCTTCGGAGTTACCACCAGCCATTGTCTTCACTACGGTCTGCTGTACACACTTACTCGCATCATCTACGACAGATAGAGGGAGTAGGCTATTCAGGCCATATATAGACTGAGGGTTAATGTTGTAGAGAAATTTAATGGTAGGTAAAACATCCAAGTGGTTCAGATTGGCTTCCCACCCTGCACGGGGTTTAGCAGGAACGGAGTTAAGCTGCATCCACTCGGTCATCAAGTGGACTAAAGCTGAGTTCCCCTCTGCTGTACCTAGTGTCAGGGGAGCTTTCAGATTAGACAGGGATGCGACAAAGCCCATAATAGCTTCGGTTTGATTCAGTTTCATTTTGTTATCCTTTGGTGGGTTGTGTAGGCATACCAATAATCATAGGGTATGCGAGTTTGTATAGAGTGTCGTATTCAGCGTGAGTCTTAGGTAGTTCCCCGAATTGAAGCCACCCACAACGTACACCTAGAGTAGTCGCCAATACTTCTAAGCATCGGGGGCGCAAGCTATGACCATTTTCTATCTTCTGGATTACAGCCTGTGAGGTTTTAACCTCGGTGGCCAAACTGCATTGAGTGTGGCCTTGTGATTGGCGCGTCTGCTTTAAACGCTGGCCTAGAGTTGTAAGTTGATCTGACATTGGGTTTTCCTTGGTTAGTGTCGGTGCGGGTTATTTACAGGTTTTGCTTGTAATAGAAGTGTTCTGTAAAAAACAGGTCGGTACACCTTCCCGATAACCAGAGGATGCACAGTATATGAAGTGGTCTAAGCAACAAAAAGATGTTTTTAAGGCGTTCAGAGATAAACAAGATGTTTTAGTGAGCGCAGACGCTGGCAGTGGTAAAACCACACTCTTAATGGAGTTGTCGGTGCGTAACCCCGCTAATAGCCTCCTGTTATCTTTTAATAAAGATATTCAAAAAGCCAATGAGAAGAAGGCCAAAGGTTTAGGTATTTTAAAGGTCTCTAAAAAAGTTCGTGGTAAGAATGAGTGGATAAACAGTGGACACTTAGAAGTTAAAACTTTCCATACTTGGGGTCTTAGCTTTTATCCTAAGAAGCCTACTATCGACATGCTTAAAGTGGACAAGCTCTGTGAACGTGAATTCGGTAAGGGGCAAGATGCAAAGGCGATGGCTTGGATATTAAAACAGCTACGTGGTCGAGGTTTTCTAGCCACGGATAAGGAGTCTCTGGTCTCAGAGTTTAAGTGTCCTAGTGTATTGGCTATGTCGCCTAAGTCATTAAAACAGTGGATAGCCAATGTAGGGGTAGTCTCGGAGCTGTTAAAGAGGTTGGATAAAAATATACGAACAGCAGACTTTGATGATATGTGTAGACAACCGATTAAGCGCGGGTGGATAGATAAGGGTAACGTGCCAGAAATACTGTATGTGGATGAGTGTCAGGATCTCAATCCAGATCAGCGTCTTATGGTGGTTCACGCGCATAAAGCCGGTTGCCATGTATGTGCTGTAGGCGATAAGAAACAAGCCATTTACGGGTTTAGGGGGGCGTATGGTAGCCTAGAATTATTGCAGGAAGAGCTTAAGCTGGCGGAGTACCCCCTCAATACCAGCTACCGATGTCCTCGGCGCATTATGAAATTTGTGAATCATCAAGTGGCTGATAGTCAAGGTGAGTCAAGTAAGGCTGGTGGCGAGGTAGTGAAGAAATACATTATGGAGTTACCAGAGGGTGAGACATTTGCAGATATGGTGATGGAGTATCAGCCTGATATGATTATCAGCAGTCGCAACAGTACATTAATAAAATTGTGGGTGGATCTGTTTCTATTAGGTCAGGATGCCTCTTTGAAAGGTTCAGGTGTCATTCCGTCTATAAAGAAAATGATAGGATCGAATAACGATTGGCGGGGGATGATGAAAAGGCTCAGGTCAATTGCGGCTATGGATGCTCAGGCATATCAGCTAGAAATGAATAAGGATATTGCGGCGGGTATTTTGACACTGATTGAAGGTCTGAAATTGAGTAATAAAGCCTCTCTACTTAAAGTGGTGAGTAAGATGAACAAACCCATTGGCCTCATGCTGGAGACCGTACATAGTGCCAAAGGTCGGGAAGCCGATCACATAATGGTGGTCTGTGACTGGTGGCAGTCGGTCAAGGATCAGTTAGATAATGTTAGGTATGTGGCCTTTACACGGGCTATTAAGAGGTTAACTGTGGTGAAATAAGGTTTACATACACATTTAATTTGTGTAAACTAGCGGCCTACAAACAACAAACCTAGGAAGAATTATGACAAACTCAAACCACTTCTCTCAAGTGCTGGCCGCTGTTAATCAAACCGTGCGTTCTTACGGTGCGCGAATGACGGTAAAAGTGCTGGCTCTGAACACCTTTGAGTGTTGGATCTGTGCCTATGGTAAGCGGTTCCCTCTCAGGGTGAGTGCGGCTCCAACCAGTACCGTTCTCAGCTTAGACAGTTGTGATATTCAGGGACGAGGAATGGATGGGTATCAAGGCGCAGTGTCTGCCAAGCTATTTAGTATATTGGAAGATGCAGCCGCCTAAGTAAAAAAGGTCGATTAAAAAAGCCGGTTTAACCGGCTTTTTTATTGCCTGTTATTTAACAAGCCCCGTGTGTATAAAGAGTTCAACATATTTAATGTCGGTTATTAGTCCCATGTTATCCGCCCAATTGGTGAGGCCTACTGAAGTTTTTGGTGCGCGTGGGGTTTCTGGGTTGTAGCTAAAAGCGGTCTGGATTAGCTCAAGGGCAGCGTGTGCGTCCTTGTTATAGTCGCTTTGGTTGGCATAGTAGTTGTGGGCTTTGGCCAGTAGTTTGTATTCAGTCCGTGTTAAGCGGACGATGGCCATTGAGGTGCGTTCTGGTATCAGATCAAAGATAACCAGAACTTTTTTGGTGGTGGGTAATGTGGTTTGGTTTGTCATTTTTTAGGTTATCCGTGGTGAGTATGGATAACCTATTTACAGATTAGTCTGGATTCTTAATAAGATCTAAAGTCTGTGGGGTATAGTGTAGATCCAGCTCTATGCGGGGGTTTCCCAGCATATTAATGATGTCGATGTATCCGGCATCGTACCCGTTATGGTTTAGATTAGCGATCCCGTAAGCTTGGTGCTGTTCGTCGGTCGTATCTTTTTCCGTGATAAACCAATCGCCTGAACTATAAAAATAGTGCAAGTGGGCTACTGCTTTGTTACCTAAGCCATCCTGTCCGTAGACTTCGGGCATATCGGTTATGGTTTTGTGTAGATCAAACACAGTATCCATAAACGTAGTGTCACCGGCTTCTAGCGACTTCTTCATAATAGCCACTTGGTGATAAGGCACATAATCCTTTAGCGGGTATGCCCCTAAGAGGGTTAAAGCCTCTTGTGTTGTGGTTGACTTTACCACGGGTTTTTTCTCTAAGGCTTCTGCTGCGAACTTAGCTAAAATATGCGAAGGGATGGCCATTACACTTCCTCCAAAATCATACCGTTTTTGTGTGCCCAATTCAGCAGATAGTCCACATCATAGTCTACCGCTAATACATAGCCGTTGTCGTCTGTATCAATACACATATTACGATCTTCGATGTGTTCCATCAAAGATACGGCTTTTGTGTCGTCTGTGGTCTCTTTGACTTCTTTAAAAACCATGAAGTCGGTTTCCATATCATCCACGCCTAAACCAATAATATTGTAGAACACGGAATCCTCGAAGGCTTCCATATTACGGAATGAGCATAGCGCCTTACCCGCCAAGTGAAACTGAATCGAATGCCGGTATGGTATTTCATCACCGCCTAACAGGGTTGATACGGTGGTGGTTGCAGCAGTGAAGGATTTAGTGGTGTGAGGCAATTTACCAATACTAACGATCAAATCTTTGAGCTTGTACATATTCTTTCTTCCTGCTGGTTGTTTGTTAGTCGATGGGGGTATTATAGACCCCTGTATAAAAAACACAAGGATTATTTCAATGTAATTGAAAATAGATTGAAAACCACTGTTAAATCAAGGTCTTATACCGGTTTTTAGTTAGGTTTCGATGGGTCTTCCTAATTTTACTCCTTATATAGGCGGTTTTCGGTCATAGAATGGTCAGGGGTTTAC